ATGAGCTGTCCAAGCTGAAATCTGCAGCACCGCTTAACAATATATTACCTGTGCCGTGCTTTACAACTACCGTACGAGCATCGTCCTCAGCGCAAATAAACAGCAGCATACCCTCTATACCACCGCTAATGGTATCCAAATCGTCCGAGGCTGCATCACTTTCTGTATCTACAGAGTGATAGCTGGTAATGGCTGTAATGGTAATAACACCGCCACTAATAGTCAATTCCGTATGAGTGCCAGAACCAATATATCCTCGCACCTCAATACGCTCCAACTGCCGTATGCGATCTGCCAATGCCTGTATAATATTTGTCAGTTGTGCGATACTCATACCAACCTCGGAACATCGCTGAATGTCAGAGAAATTGTATGACGGTTGCTTGCCATGCCAACCTTTACACCAGTCAGGCGTTTGACCATGCTTATATCATCATATATAGCCACAACCCTATCACCAAGAAAATAGTGCTTGCCATACAAGCAACTTGGCTGCTGAAGCGGTTCAAATTCTAGCTTCTCAACTGCTTGGCATTGCTCCAACATCTCATCTCCAAGCTGATTAAGCTGATATGTATAGTCTTGCGATGAGCCACTGCGAGACGATTCTCTACGATTCCACGGACTGTCTACCATGGCATCCAAGTTGGTGCGCACTACAATTTGCCTGGTGGAGCGCTCCCCTTTACCCAATACGTACACAACGTTAATCTCCGCGCGTCGATCCTTAGTGTATTTCATCTTTTGCACATTGCCAAGCGGTATTGAGAACGACACAGGCACATTTCCGTATGCGTTCAATCCGGTTGATCGATCCAGGCCTGTTTTCGTGCGATCACTCCCCAACTGATCTACATAGGTTTTGAACGTAAACTCCGGATACCCTGTGTATTCAACAGCAAAGTCTATACCACGTGTATTGGAAATATCTTTCAATACATCCAATAGATTAGCAAACTCGCGCGTGCCGCGCCATAATACACCCTCTCCACCATCCGTATCAACTATAAAATACGGCAGTACACCGTCATACTCCCTACCATTGGCAACAGTCGCACCAGGACCACAGTTTTCCTCAACATACTCTTTCATGACAGTTTCTGCAACGTCGCTCTTTTCAGCACGAATCGTACCACCCTTGTAAGCTATAGCTGTGCGTGCCAGCAAATCATTCAGCCCAACAAAATGCGCCACAAAATATTTGCTATTGTTAGGCAATGTCTCACGCTCTGGCATGCGAAATAATCCAATAAAATCCCTGTACCAACCAACATCACATCCAGGCACAGAGCACATAATTTCAAACTGTCCATCAAGCTCAAACAGGTCTCTGCGAGTATCATTTCCATCCAATTGCATAACAGCATAATCAACATCATCAATCGTGCGACCATACTCCAATGCCAACCAATTGTCAAATATGGCAACAACATTTCCATTTTGATCTCGCAGCCTGCCATAATAACGCCTTGCCACAGATTCCAACGAAGATGTAGCGACATAACAACTCGCAGTTTCCTGATCTTGCCATCCGGAAACGATCTGTATACCCCAATTACTAACACCACCAGAAACTGTTGGTTTTGGTATGGAGTCAGTATATGGTGATGCACTATAGCCAGATCCCGCACGACCTAATAATGATAATCCTGTTTCCGGCATTACTGCAATTGATGGATCAGTCGATGATGATATCCGACCAACAACAATATGAGTATTATTTTGCGGGACAGTGTATAATCCTCTGACACTAGAGTAGTTTACAGTACTGATAGTCTCCGATGCCCATCCATCATGCGTATAATACAACGAGTTACTAAAGCGTTGGCGCTGTCGCAGATATGTATTTGGATTTATCCACAATCTATCAGATCCTAGAGGCGCGTCACCCAAACCAGCACTACGTACATAGCTCCATGCCATGCTATCTAGCACCTTAATAAATCCATATGTAATACCACTGCGATCATATGCATAGCAAACATTTGGTTCGTCGGCAGGAGAATACACAGACGGTGACCAGTCCGACGACCCAAGCGTGGTAGTATTAGCAAAACTTTCTCCCCCATTTGCACTGTAGAACACCCTACCTGCCCCAGCATAACCACCTGCATTACCGCCAACCCATACATGCCCATTACGTGCCATCATGTTACCAACATCATGTATGTATCCATAATCTACCAGTGTAACAACAGGTAGCACGGACCAGCTATCTCCCCAATCTGTTGATTTCAGGACGTATATTCCAGCACCTGTGAAGATGATACCATAATAAAACAACGCATACACAACACCAGGGATGACTGTATCTGTAGCAACCCAATGCAAGCTCCCATCCGGCACACCTACACGTGCTCGTGCTTCAGCAACCGTAAGTATCGGACTCCAAAGTCCAAAACCAAGCCTGCGATATATTGTGCGAGTGCCTTCCAAAATGAGAAATTGCTTTGTCAACCTGTATGGGTGCATGTGCGCAACATCAAATTGCAGCACATCCGTAGTGGGCAAACCATCGTTGACAGCAGTCCATGTTGGCTGTCCTCCATCCAATTCAAAATCGGATGAATAGTACACCCCCAAATCTTCTGTGGCAACATAGACCTTGTATGCCATATAATTATTCAGGTCCTATAGCCATCCAATAAACACCAGTTGTAATATCGCCAGTACTTCCAGCACGATTTGCAATAATGACAACGGTTGTTGCTGTGACAGTACTAATCATAACTGCAGCAGTGTCAGGGTCTATGGAAGATGATGGAACAGCAAACACGTGTGGAGGCTGCGAAAATGGTTTTGGAAATGTGACACCGTATGGACCATCAGTATTACCATTCGCAATATCAATGGCACAAAATCCGGATTGAATAATCACATTACCTGGTACATAATCAGTTGTACCATAAACATTCCAATCACTGGCATCCCCACCCTGCCTACCTTTATATACAGGTGCAGCAGTAGATGGCAGGTATTTGCGAGTGTCAGTGATGGTATAGGATCCTGCACCAGCCTTCACAACCGTAGCAATGGCAATCTCCCACGTAGAACCATCGGTTTGAGTAACACCTGACACGATTACAGCCCTGACAGTTTGTGCAGCAAAAGCCTTGCGCAATGCAACATAATACGTTCCATTTGCATAGGCAGAAAAGTCAAAATCTATTGCTGCGTTATTTGTGTACAGTTTCCCATCGACAAACGCTGCACCAGTGCCAACTCGAATTGTATCACCAGCTGGGTTGGTGACCTCTAGATTGCTGCTGTACGATGTATGCGCAGTTTTGACAATACCCTGCACAGTCCTGTCATATTGCAGCAGCAATGCCAACATGTCGCTAAACTCATCATCATCATAGGGTGCAAGTGTAGCATCCCCGACAGAAATTCCACCCCAAACAAAACTTTTCTCAGTCATGACAATCCTCCAATCTCATATGCCTATGTATCGCGTATAATACGCAATCTCAACAGACGTAGTACCAACAATCGCACTTGCCCCAACAACATTCAATGCATTTACGCCACCGCTGGCCTCCGGATCCGGAGCCAAGTAAAACCCTACCAGGTCTTCACCGTCATCCTTCAATGCTCCAATAAGATTACCAGCAATATCACTGGTGACGGATTTGTTGCCATACGCTAAATTAATCGTGACGGTTTCTCCAGCTGAGATCACATAATTGAGTGCCAAGGTTTTACCTAATGTCTCATTGATTATTTCCAAACCTGAAATTGGACCAGTGATCTCAATAGTTGGATATGCCAACCACGTCCCTGCATACGTCACCACCAGATCTGCATCGATAACAGACGTGCCAAACATAATAGGAAACGTTATTGGAAATATTAGATGATCTTGCGATGCTAATGTCCACTCCAAACAAACCTGCGTGGGATCATAGTATGTTGGATCAGGTGCGTAAAATCTAATCACCTCTGAAATGCCAAACTCATCGTAGGAATCTTCAGGACGCGCCGAGAACTTGGGAGTGGTTGGCATGATAAATACATCAATATCTCGCACTGTCCCACCAGGCAAACGTCTGCGCAACCTGCCTGGATTAACACTACCGTAGGACTGCCTGTTAGGACGTAGTAAATTCAACATGTCAGCACGGTTGTCCCAATAATTACTTCTACCACAACCATTGCGCCTGTGCAATAACTGTATAGTCCTGGGCTTCAATTGATAATCAATAACTGTCTCGCCATGCTGACCAGGACCTTGCTGAGTGATGTAGTCTATGTCAGGCATGCCATCACCCTCAAACGCATACACAAATCTATCGTTACGATTATCAAACCGATATGTGCGCCCATCAGGAGATATATAGTCGTGGAACTCTATTTGCTGTGATCGATGCATGAGCTTATATCCTCATTGCAAACAACGCTGCACTGACATCCATGCGTATGTCAGCAGGAGATTGACTGTTTTGATAATGTGGATCAATATCCATAGTAATATTGCGTTGCACAGTAGTGTTGTTATACACATTGTTAACAGCCGTTGACGCAGATCGCATTGATCCTCGTACCATACCAAGCATAGCACTCATATCTTGGTTTGCAAACTTGTGTTCCAAAACACCGCTGAACCTTGGCAAATCCTTGTCATACAGCGTCTTCAGTGCATGGCCAATTCCTACCAACCCATTCTCAAATGGTGTAGGACTGCCTGGTTGCAACCAAGGTGGTAATTCAAAATTACCTAGCAATTCCTTAAGGTTCACTAGCATGTCATACACCCACTTCAACGCGCGCTTTACGCCACCCTCCAATGCAGTGCCAAGAGGTACAAACACGCTGTTCTTCAACCACTGTATTTTCGGACCAAGATCATCCCTGACAAATTCAAATAACGGTGTTAGCACGTTATCTGTAAGCCATTCAATTTTCGGACCAAGATCTTCTTGAATGTAGTTGCGCACACCAATCATGGCAGCAACTACAATACCCCACGATACTGCACAATTTTCAAGTGCAATACCAAGAGTTATCTCAACAATATCGATAACCACACTAAATATTGGCAGCAAATATGTATCAATAAAATCCCAAACGCTTTGCATAGCAGGTTGCAACGTTCCAGTCCAAAAATCACTGGATGTGCTAATTGCAGCAGGAACATTTACTGCCAACCAATTGACAATATCAGCAACAGTCGGGATGACTTTTGTGGACATGAAATCCCACACAGCTTCTAGTGCTGGTTGCAATACGTCTGTCCAGTAATCACTGGCTGTTTGCAACGCAACTGGAATCTGCTCTATCAACCAAACAACCAGATCTGCTAATAACGGCACCACCGTTTCGTATATGTACGTCATCAACTCGCTGATTGCTGGCCACAATACTTCTTTCCAATATGCACTAGCAACTTCAATAGCAATCGGCAGATTGGTATCCAGCCATGCCTTCAACTCTGCCAATATAGGCATAAGATTTTCTTGTATGGCCAACCAAATCTTTTCAATGGCTGGCGCAAAAGTATTTGCCAGCACATCTTGCCATACAGATGTTGCCTCTGGTAACTGCCATTGGAAAAGATCAATAATGCCATTAACAATTGGCATAATATACTGTGTCCAAACATACGACAGTGCATTTCCAATAGCGTTAAATGCATTAATGGCAATTTCTTTGATAGGATCAAATATAACAGAGAACTTTTCCTGTATATTGTTCCAAGCCTCTGTAAGCGGGGCAGTGCTCTCTCTGAAACTGCTGGCAATGTTTTTCCACATCAGCATCAACCTGATACGGATCCTGCGCTCAGCTTTTTTGATAGCATCTGACATGGCATCAGTAATACTCAGATCACCACCGCCACCTCCACCAGCAGGTATAGGCAGTTCTTGACCACCTCCTCCACCTCCTCCACCTCCACGCTTTGCGGATTCTGCCAAACGCTCCATCAATGCAATCTGCTGCTTAATCAGCTCGTTTTGCTCTATCTGAACATTAATCAGCTCTTTTTGTGCAGCAATTTGCATTGCTATCGCGTTTACTTCATCGGCAGCAGCTTCAACCTTCTCCTCCTCAGCAGCAACTGCTGTATCCTTCAGCGCCTCAACATCTCGTATTTGCTGGCGCAGCAGAATCTTACGTCGCTCATTTGACAGGTCTGCCATCTCGCTTTGCGTCAGCAAACCCGATGCCATAGCCTCTTCAATTTCCACCAAACGCTTGTTCTCATCATAGGTATCAGATGCATCTGCAAGCTGTGCGTTCAGCTCTCGTAATACATCATCATAGAACATCGTGACGTCATTCAAGCGTTTTTGAGCGTCAGCCAGTCTCTTAGATGCTGCCTCTTGCATCAATGTATTCTTGATAAAGGCACTAAACTCGTCAGACACTGGCCCAAGTTTGCTCATCAAATTGGACAGCATGTCATCAGTGACTTTGCCAGTTGCCCTGACTAAATTGATGGTATCCATAATTGCAGCGCGTGAGCCAAGGATCGTTGGAATAACATCCTTTTCTGCAATATCATTATCACCCAACGACCGCAAAAAGCTGCTGACGATATTGGAAATATCCTTGAACACAGAGAAGTCGGCATTACGCCAACCTTCCATGTATACAGTTATCGCTGCAGCACCCCATTTATCAATATCAGGCAGTAGTTTAGGAGGAGAACCTGGCATCAACAGGCTGGCAATAATCTGGTAGATGTAAGCCATGGCATTGATAACAGCTGTGGCACCTGCTATAATGCCGTTTGCCAAGCTAATGACAATGTTAGCACCCCAATCTGCAGCGTCTGCAGCCATATCAATAAACTCTTCAGCAGTGGTCTTGTGGGTTTCTTCAACGCTCCTGGCAACAGCCGCGCCAGCTTCTGTCATGCGCCTTGCCATCTCATCAAAATCTTGAGATGTACCATCAAGCGTTTTGCCAACATTCCTAGCAGCCCTGCTCATACCGCCAGCAACCGTATCAAATGCACTAGATACGATTGATGAAAAATCGGCTGCACCTGTTACAACCTTCAACCAAGCTGAAACATTGTCGCGCAATATTCCTGTTAGTGCGGCAAGCGCGCCACCCAACGCAACCATCACTCCATGCAAAGCACCGCCCTCTTCTAACAACTTACGCATTGCCTGAGCAACTTCACGCATAATACCAACAATGTTAGCAAACGCAACCAAGAACGGCTCGCCAGCAACGCGCGTCAACTCATAGATATCACGTGACAAAGAGCTGAGTTGTTTTCCTGGCGTTTGCATGGCTGCTTCATAAGAGCCAGCAATCTTCTCACCCTCTTCGAGGATGGCGTTCATAATTGCTTGCGTGCGCTCTGCGTTTGTCAACGAACTTGCTGTCTTATCGATAGTCTCAGCATACTTTTTCATGGCATCATCCATGCGTATCTGTATGCCAATACCACGCAAGATCTCAGTCTGGTATGTTGTCATACCATAAATAATTCTGTTGAATGCCTCTGAGGAGTTTACATTACCAATAACAGCAGCATCTTGCGCAACACGCGCCAGCTTTGTAACTTGCGTCAGATCCAGCTGATTTTTGATAAACTGAACGATGGCTGAAGAGGCCTCGTCAGTCTGAATACCAGTCTGACGTAAGGCCTCTACATACCCATCCAATTGTTCTACAGTATAACCTGCTCGCTGCCCAACAATCTGTAACACATAACTCAATGACTGCGCACGTGCTGCAACATCGGCAGCACCACGCAGGAACGAATACAGCTTTTGTACAAGCGTTTCTATTGCTCTGGATGCGAGGTTACCAACCGTAACTGCGAACGCTAATGTTCGCATACGCATATTTTCCAAACCTGCAATGTACGATTTCACACCGGCATCGAACCTGCCAGTGTTCATTACAGCTTGTACACCAACTTCTTCCATCATGCACCTCTAGCGTTTCGCAGTTCTGCCTCTTCCTCAGCAACCATTGCCTCGTACGATTTCATCTCCTCAATTGCAGAACTGTATGCCATCATCATTACCAAATCCTCGTCCGGCTTACACAAACCAAATTCCGATGGCAACCTTTTCCATTCAAAGACTGTGTGCAGCAATGCAAAACTGGCGTTATACTCCCAATTGCCCTGTTTCTTTGGCAGCTTCGCCAGTGGTGTTCTTTTCTTTCCCTTCGTCCACCGGATCCCGAAACATGCTCCTGGCAGTGTCCAGATGCTCCTGTGGGACACCTGTATGTGCCATAACTTTTTCCATTAGATCGTATAAGTCAGTGTCAATACCAATAACCTGCGACACAATGTAATCGTATTTGCGCTGCAGCTTGTTCTTTCCAGCGCCGACGCCGAGGAACTCCTGGGTGTCAGCCCAGTCCTCGTCATTTTCAACATCAACCTTGATACCTTTTGTCAGGATAGCACGTGTGACACGCGTATTGAGCAGTGCATTGGCATCCACGAGCGCGCGCTTGTGTCCATCCAGCAATGCCTGATACTCCTGGGCCAGGTCTATGTTACCAGCTTCAACCTCCTGCTTGACAACTTCCTCATCGAGATCGTGCCATTCCTCAGACGTGCCAATCTTGATGCTGTATTGAGGATGCTCTGGCCAATCGATGCTTTCCCTGATGCTGTCAAGCAGCATTGGATCAATACCAACGATTTCCACAGTTTTGCCGGTAGATGTAGTATGAAACACGCGCTTGGTCTTTGGCTGATTCCCCTTATTTCCATTATTCGATTTTTTATTGTATCCCTTCATTTCCTTACTGCTCCTCTCCTAATATAAAACCAGTCACTGGGACGCCACTGGGAGACGTCCCAATGCATCCATCCCAATGACTGGTATAAAACCCGAGCGTACTACTACTTATCCACCGCTGCCGCGAATGATCATGGCAGAACCACTGTACACATTTCCAACCGCATACAGCAGGGTCGGCGTCGGCATGATGGCCGCGTTCAGCCCAGCATTAGTTGGGGTGCTCAGCGCCTTCCAAGTATAGCCACCGTTGATGGTTACATACAGTGTACCAACAGATGCTGCGGAGTTGTACACCAGCACGCCAACCCACTCGTCGTAAAAGCTGATGTATGACACGCTTCCACCAGTCACTGCGCCATAAGTACGCTGGCTCCAGTTGTCACCGCCATCACGAGTGTACCACAGTTCGTTGTCGCTGTAGGTGATCCAGCAACGATACTGGCTAAACACTGCCACAGAGTAAATATTGTCAGCAGCCTGTCCCGCAGGACCAGTCACCACTGCCCAAATATTTTGCCCGTTGGCATCCTGCGTGGTGGTTTTGAGGATAGCATTGCTGTCGCCAACAGCCCATCCGTTTTTCTCATCTGCCATTTCAATAGCGCGCAGATCCTGGGTGGTCAAGCCACCGCTGGTCTGAGCGGTCCAGCTAGCACCGCCATCGCTAGAGAAATAGATGTAACCACCGCTGGTGCACAGCCAGATATTGTAGTAATCCAGGACGAACAGTGCCTTGGGACCAAGAGCATACTGCCCGTTGGTACTACCAACATCAACGTGTGTCCAGGTTGCCCCACCGTCGTCACTGTACGCGATTTCCATCGGGTTGGCTGCATCAATCGTACCACGCGCCACGATGATACGAGTAGTCTCGTCATCGATTTTCATGCAGCGGATGGATGCAATAACCTCGCCAGCCAGGAATGGATATTGTGCCAGCGCTGACCACGTGCCGCCACCATCATCGCTGTTGATAACCTCGCTCATGTTGACAGGAGAGCCGGAGCGCGTACCACTGGCGCCATACACGTTAGTTCCCAGGCGCACTGCATCACCGCAGTCGCCAGCACACTGCTCCGCGTCGCAACTGGTAACGTCCAGCAAGCTGTCAACCTGCGAATTCTCAACACTGGTAAGCGTGAATTTGAACAGATCGTCAATGCTCTCAGCGCTGATTTCGTATGCCTTCAGACTCTCATCCTGACTATCAGGCACCCTGGCAGTCAGTTTTGATAATGTACGCTGAGTGACGCGCGGTCGCCGGAGCAGGAACGTGTAGTCATACGCGTCGAAAACGTTTGGCTTGCCACAGCTGACATGATGGACATAGATGGCTCCTGGACAAACCATGGAGTCCAGCTCGTCCTTGACTGCCCGCAGCCTGGTGGCAATACTGGTAGTAACAAGCCCTGGCGCACCCTGACCGCTGTCAGACACTACCCACTTGTTGATCTGGTTGGGATCAGGGCAGTAGTACAGCTTGACATCGCCACGCGGCTCGGAGATGTCACCAGTTTCGTGACATCCCATATATTTTGGTTCCGTGTTCGGGCCATCTTTTTGTACCCAGATGGCACCCTCACCTGCTAATGCAAAATCGCCCATGTTTACCTCCGGGTCTTGTTTTCTTCTGCAATTCTATACAGTGTTTGAAAATCAACGCCATACGCGGCCATGATCACCCCACGCACCACCGTAGGATTAGCGCGCATGTCTTCATAAGTCCAAATACCTGCATTATGGAGCCGGCAGGTAATGGCTTGCGGTGTGACATTGTCCAAGGCTTGCTCTAACAAGAACTCGAAATCGATGCCGTAAGTAATTGCCAACGACAGCAACTCATCGTCTATGACTTCTCCATTCACAACCTCCTCTGGGACTATGCCACGACGCAAACATCCATCCTCGCGCCACTCAACAAGTACTTTTCCATTTTCCCTGCCAACAATTTTTACATCCATCAACGCACTCCATGACCGGACTTTTTGGCAACCTCACGCATGGTGTCTTCTGCCATGCGCTTGAATTTCGGGAGCCACTTTTTCTGTATTGCAACTGTAAATTTCCTGCCTTCGTGCCCTGGATGATGCACGCTTTTGCGCTTGGTATAACCTCCAAATTTTCCACCCTGTACACTGCCGATCACTCCTGGTACGGTTTTGGGTTTATAACCTGTTTGGAAAACCAGGAATCCATCTGTCTTTGGCTCAAGCGGTATGTCATGCGGAGGTGCACCGTTATTAACTATCGTCCACACATCACCATTTTCGTTAGGTGCTACAACAACTGTTGGACCACCACCTGACATACTAATCAAGGAATCAAACTTTGCCTTGTCTTCTGGTTGCCATGTGTCCTGTGTTGCCTCAAAATCCTTTTTCATTTCCCGCCCAACCCTGTGCATCAAACTCAGCATGGCCAAACGCATGGCATCCTGTCGTAATCTTGAAGGCTTGATAGCTTTGAACACAATAGACATACATACTCCAAATATAATATATATACTTTTGCTAATTCAATTTTAGGGTGATATTGCTAAACAATAACGACAATTTTGCATATACATCTTCCCCCATTATCTCTCTCAAATCCTGGTGAATGGAAAACTCGTCCAGCTTGCACTCAGACCGTACGATTTTCGTCATCGCTAATGATCGCAGGTAAACTAAGGTGCTCTGATACACAATGGTCGCCACTGGCTTTGGCAAATCATACCGCAGCACGAGGTCTGCTATCAGTTTGCGTGTACTACTAAACAAATTACCTTGCAACGCGTCATAGATATATGTGGTAATGTCATCAATTACACATGTGTCAAAACTTGGAAATCGTCTACGGTTGCGCAGCATAAGATCCTCCAGCATGCTGTCATCATCGAGCGTTGGCTCCAAATCACCTGCACATTCTTCGAACATCTCCAAATTATCCAGCATGCCGTCTTGACGCGCGTGCCTACGCACATAGGTTTTGCACTCATTATGGATTACAGTAGTAAAATATGTGTGAAGACACGCAATCCTCGGATTAAAATACTTCAAGGCATACTGCAACTTAACTGATGCAACTTGTATTAAGTCCGCTCTACATGTAGAATCGTACGAACTAACAATTGCCTCAATTAATGCCCTGGTATTTTGGAAGATTGCGTCTAGAACTTCTTGATCACCGCTCTGCTGCCATTCAAGCACCAGCTTGGTGGTCGCGTCATTATCGAAGATAATAGTCAATAGGTTCTAGAGGCATACTCCGCAATGCAGATTGCATCTGCAATGCCGTCGTGTGGCTTCCTAGAGCGCGCTGTTGCCAGCAAACTCACCCCTGGATATGCTCTAGACACGTAACTGATTGCTGCCGCTTTGTCCTTGGTTGTACCAGCCAGGATGACTTTTTTCCAGGCTTGCGGTGTGACCAGGTGCACTGGCAGCACCAACGCTGCACAAATACCTAGTAAAATCCCAAACCCAACTCCAAATGAAAATGTTGATGTGACACCTTGCCCTGGCATAGCTGTGACTTTCTCTATGCAAACAACGCAATCGTACACTTCACTCAAGTCATATATTTTCGCAGCCAACATTGCAGCATCGATGTCCTTACCAGCCAAAGGTATTGGAAATATACAGTCAATGCCATTATCTGCAATAACTGCCACTCCCCCTGCTTTACCAGGATCAATGCCTATGTAGCACTTCATATACCAATATGCCTATTAATCTTATTGAAAAAGCATCGCAAACCTTGTATTACACCTGCCGTAGATGCAACCCAGGCACCGCTCCTAATTGCATCCTGTAACATTTCTGGCGATCTTGCCAATATTGGCGTGTGTATACCTACGTACACATAATATAAAATTATAGCTATGATACCTGCAAGCACATTTATACATCCAACTTTTGTTACAGATTTCAACATATAATCCTCCACTACACTATTGGAAATCTCTTGTGGCAAACCTTTGGCACAGTCATATTACTCAGTAGGACTGGAGGTCGCAGCTTCAGCAACCTACCAATAAAATCCCCATCTAGCAATGACATAAACGCATTCGTATAAAAGTACTTTTTCATCCGATCCTTGTTGGCAGGCTTCCACACCTCCACCGCATCTAACAACGCGGCTTTGGCGCCAACTCTATCTGCATGCAGGGACGTAATGAAAATGTTCCTGGCTATGCGGTCAAAGCCAAACTGCATAATGGCTTCCCCAAGCCTGCCATCAATCGTCCCAGCAGGGTTTATACCTGCTGCCGCGTTGGTTATGCCTGTCAACGTCCCATATTGTCTAAACAGCTTGCTAGCAGTTTTCTCGCCTATACCTGGAACTCCAGGAATATTATCACTCTTATCACCTTGCAGCGCTCGCCATTCGACATAATGCTCAAACCCTACATCAAATTCTTGCTCTACCGTATCAACATCGTAAATCTTGTCATCTTTGCCGTTGGTGCTTGGGCGCACTACAGTAACGTGCCTATCACAGCATTGCAATAAATCCTTATCCGATGACACAATCATCGTATCACCAAACGTACTCAGCCGCGCGGCTGCTGCGATCAGGTCATCTGCCTCCACACCCCATTTGCGCACCGTCACCACTCCCAACATAGGCAGCGCGTAGTCGCTCAGCTCTCGCATCTGTCGCAGAAAATCCTCATACTCAACAGGATCGTCGTCTTTGTGCCTGTTGGCTTTGTACTCTGGTACTGCCGCCACCCTGAATTTCGGGATTCCCCCATCCCAACACACTACTACGCACTGTGGCTCATACTTGCGCAAGTAAGAGTATAACGTGCGCAAAAATCCATATGTCACGCTGACATCTTTGCCCCTGTTCGATAATGAAAATACATGCCGACAGCGGTGCGCCAGGTTGTTCCCATCAATCAGCAGTAGCATCATCAAACACCTCGTCCGAGTCCGCATCGTGTGTCATAATTATATCTGCAATGGCATCATATTGCGCATCGTACAAATCAGGCCAGTTGCTGGAAGTGAATGAACAATCCTCTCCATTAATGGTAATATGCTTGTGGGTTGCGCCTGTAACAAGTCCTGATGCCTTCAGGTACAACAGAGTTGCCTCCGGATCATCGATACCATGCCCAAAATAAATCGGCAATTCGCAACCCAAAAATGGCATGGCAACCTTGTTTTTTACACAGCTGGCACGAGTTGATAATCCTACGATTTTCTTACCTGACTTAATCTTCTGTCCCAGCTTCAGGCGCAGCCTCACGCTGGCGTAGTACGGCAAAGCCTTTCCCCCATAGGTTGTCTCGTTATCTCCGAACATAACTCCAATTTTCTCACGCACTTGATTGAGAAAAATGCCGCAAACTCTTTGCTTGCCAACCATACGCGTGATTTTACGCAGCGCCTGGCTGAGAATATTGGCGCCTCCACCCATAGAGGCCTTGCCATACTCATTCTCCATCTCCCTACGCGTGGAACTCGCAGCAACACTGTCCCACACCAGCAACAGCAAGCTGTCCTTGGGTTTTGATAATATCGCGTTCTCGAAGATTGTAAACACGTCCTCCATAGTATCAGGAGCCGCGTATACTAGGTTGTCAGGATCAACCCCAACCGCTTGCATAATTGGCAAGCTGGTTGCAGTTTCCGTATCTGCCAGCACGCATATGTGCCCATCCTGCTGAGCAAGCGCAATAACCTGTGCTGCAATCAGACTTTTGCCAGTGGATGTATCACCAAAAATCTCCGTGATCCTACCTACAGGAAATCCTCCCCCAAGAATTTTATCCAAAGACAGGCATCCACTAGGCAACCACTCCGACACAATACACGGGGAATTATCATCGCTTAACAACGACACAGGCAACCGTAATTTCCCACCGCTGAGCGCGTCAACCAAATCCTTAGATTTACTCATATACATTATCTCCACACCCTAATTTTAGCGTCAGGAAATTCCTCGCAAGCTCTAAGATATCCACTAACAAAATTCACCAAGCCATCATAATCCCCCCAACCATTTTCTGGATTAAATTTCTCGAAACGCTCACGATCACCTTGTAATACTTTTAATCCTTCACGCAATGGCTCAATAAGATCTTTTGCCAAAGTAGTATTTACTTCTTCTGGACGCCACAAGTGTTTGTATATACCTGCCTCATTGGCCATACGACCAAGATTATGTGTGATATTTGCACTAAATACAGTATTGTCATCAACACTACAAATTACAGGTTCTCGTCCAGGATAGCGCGCGTCCCATTCATCACGAGTAATTTCTACAGTCCTTCCATTCTCTCGGATAGGGATCATACCATTTTTACAAATGGTACCATATCCATCAAGCTCCAACCACACATCTAATGACATTGTTCACTCCTCGCAATCATGCAGGCTCTGATGATAATCGTCGTCGCAAATATCACAACCGTCACTCTCATTGTCCAGCACTGGAGAGTCGTCAGCGCTTGATGGAGGTTGGGGAGAATAGCACATATGCCACGAATCCTGGCCATAATAGGCCCAATATAATAGCCATAACTACTGCAACGATTGTGTACAGTAGGTTGTCTTTGTGCAGCTTTGACGACAGTGATGTCATAACAGCCGACATTATACCAACACCTATCAATACATAAATCACCGTCAATATAATGATAATATCATCCATCACACATAACCTCCCTCGCCAACTGCAGCAATCCTGGAATGTTTTTCGCCCCTGTTTCTTCCAGGTATACCTGTAACGCATCAATCGCTGGCAGTGTTGATAGCTTAACGTCTGCCAAACGCGTCTCTGTTTTAACAGGCCTGCGAGTGATGCTCAATGAGTGCACAAAATACGCGCCTGCCTGTATAACTGCCTGATGTATACGCTCCTCTTGCAAATAGGAGGAGTCTACTGCATTAATCCTTATCCTAACAACCGCACTCTGTAAATCCATTGCCTGTATACGCTGTAAAACCTTTTCTGTGGGGTGCTTAGACTTTGACACATTCACGTCAATTGTAACATATGGACGCGCATCAACCTCTACAAAATCGTAGGCAATCTCATCCCCGATTTCCACCCACATAAAACCCTTGGGCTGATGCTCCTCCCCAAAATCAACGCGCTCCAATGATCCGCTGTAAACTACAGGAGCTGCATCCTCATAATCCTCTGTCAAGCATTGCTGCATATGCAAATGCCCCAATGCCACGTAGTCCCACGGATCTAGTAAATCCTCCAGTGCAACCTCTGCACCGTTGTCCAATGATAGCATGCGCTCACTGCCGTACGTCGCGTTGGTTACTGAAAAGTGCCCAACCAGCACTGCCGGCATGGTGTCAACAACCTGCTCTGCAAGATTAATGATAATGCGCTTGACGGCAGCTTGCAATAATTGCTTGACGTCCTTACACTTACGCAGCTGTTTGGCAGTTAGCAGCTGTTGTTTCATAGGATATGGCACAGTAGCAACCTGCACACTACCACGCTTGGTTTTGATAATGTGTAACTCGTCTCGCCAACCTACTATGACATTTGGCACGTTGAATACATCAAACATGTCGATCGCAGTGGCCTTCTCGATAATTCCTGGCATATCATGATTTCCAAGCAATAGCACAACCGGACACTGCTCAGCCAGTCGGATAATACGCTCTGCAAACTCCCTGACATATGTTGGGTCAGGGTTGTGCTTATGAAACGCATCCCCAGCAAACAATGCCAAGTCCGCATCATTCTCTACAGCATAATCCACTGCAGCATCCAACGCGTCCAGAAAGTCCAACACTCTGCCGTTGATAGCTGTTTCCGGATCGACAGGACCGTTGCGGTCTACGCCTATGTGGAGGTCTGCAAAGTGAATGATGCGGACTGGCTGCATTATTGCACCCTATCGCCTGGTAGAACGTCGCGCCGTGCGAGTAGGTGCTCGACGAGCAGGACGAGTGGTCGGTGGATCTTCCTCGTCCTCATCTTCATCTTCGTCCTCGTCTTCTTCATCGACATCATCATCTTCTTCCTCGTCAGTGATGAAGTCCGGATCGTCAAGATCATGATCCTTGACGATACGATCATACGGCAGGATATACACAGCATGCCCGCTGGACAGCTCCTTATCCTCATCGGGATCTTCACTGACTTCCGCCCAGGACAGGTCTTTGGCTTTCTCAATCCATTCAGCAGCTTTGTCAGGATCCTGACTGAGAGGGGAGGCCTTGCGCCGTGGAACCACTTCATACTCGGTCTCCAAACCCTTACCTGACCGATTAATGGTAATATCCAGGCCTTGCTCAATGTCGTGGATGTCACCATAATCCGGATCCTGGATCAGTGCCACGATCGATCCGAAAACCTTCTGGCCAGGGGTGTAGATTAGCGGAGCAGTTTTGTCCTTGTCAGCACTGCGATCGATGACATTCATCCAGTACTGCTTGCGAACTCGCAGCTGGCCAGCAAGCGTTTTGTTTGCAGCATCACCACTCTTATACAGATCCTCTACAATTTCGCAGACTGGACACTCGCGCTCTCCCTCGGTGGTAAACTTTGGGCAATATACGTTCTTCTTACCATCCGGAGGGAAGTAATGCCGCCCGACCGTTTGGAAAAAGAACGGCATGTCTCCAACCTCAGGCAGGATACGGATCACGTTGGCGCCCTCTTTCGGCGACCAAAATCCAGCACCCCCACCGCCTCCAAGATCGGTGTTCTTGATCTTATCGCGCAAAGCAGCCAGCCTCGCGCCACGATCCATTTTTGCGGGTTTCTTTGTTACAGCCATTTCGTACTCCTTTTTGTTAGTGATTGAGTGATCGAGTGATTAGATTGCCTAGGAATTGCAGTAGAGGCTGCCAACCACAACTCCTAGGCAACTCTATTATACTAAACTTGCCCACTATTTTTATCGCCTTTACGTTCACGCATCAAACGTTTGGCTTCCTCAACAGCTCCATCAGTCTGAGCACGTTTGATATTCATAGCAGTCTGATCCAACTCGTGCCGCAAGTATGCCCCCAAACTAATCAACATATTTGCACGCTGCTCCAGCGCGGATGCCAATGCCTTCAATAACCTGTAATCGTACTCTGCAATAATATGATTGCGCACACGCTTGGTATAACCTGCATCCGTGACGACCATGGACTTGATAACTGCCTCAGTATATTTGATACTCTGCTCCTCCAAATCCTCGCGGCTGGCTTGATCGGCTTGAGCATATTCCTGGTCTTTCAAGAAGTCCGCATCAGCAGCTTTCTTCTCAGCAGTAGCAGCCAATGCTGCAAAGAACGCGTACAGGCTTGCTTGCTGGGTAAATTCCTTGCTGATGTTACTCTCGTCAATATTGAAAATATCGCCGATGTCGAACGTGCGCAGCTTGCCACGCATATCAACAACTGATATCTGTGTTCCAGAAATCTCATGGATAATATCATCGTTCATCTACAATAACCTCCACATGCTGTTCCCCATCATTATCGTAGGTGATGACAGTGTCAATACCAGTGTACGTTTCCCCATCCTGGCTTGTCACTTCTGGAAAGTCCTTGAAATCCTCTGAATTGTAATAGAATGGTTCATCGCCCATGACCGTTTCTCCTTCCTCTGGAAATCCTCACCAATTCAACCCTAATATCAGTATTGGAAAACACTGCATAAATAGGATCGTCACTATTGAGCCATGCGCGAACGTCCTCCGACAATTTTTGCTTGTCGATAAACTCCGGCAAGTTGCTAAACACCAGCACTTGCTTGCCGCGCATATCAACGGGAATCCTAATAACCTGCGGTCCATCTACTTTTTCATCCATTCGTCAATATCCTCCATGACACCATAATGGGTGCCGACATCTACATCTGCCTTAAGCGGGCTTATAAGCCAGCTGAAATCCACATTTGGCATTTGCACTGCCGCGTACTTACTGATATTCTCCATACGAGTCTTGCACAGATATGCCAAATGCTCTATTTCCTTTGGATGCGCGTCAATCATCAAGCTGTCGTGCACAGTATTTACAAGCATAGACTTCATGCATTGCTCTTGCATATACCTATTAATGATAATAGCAGCGCACAACAGTGTATCACTGGCTGCTGACTGCACAGGCATATTGACTGCTTCTCGCACAGCCTTGTTGCGTTTTCCATTATCTCTGTCATTGATGTACGGCAATTGTGCCCTGCGCCCGAACGGACTCTCTATATAGCCATGATCCTCAGCAAACTCCCTACAACTTTCCCTGTACTCAAGCACTTCTGGGAACATGTCATAATACATACGCACGGTTTCCTGCGCGTCTTCAATGGGCACGTCGTACATACGGTGCAACGTGTACTCGTCGCCACCGTACAATAATGTCCAGTTCGTCCATTTGTAAACATAACGCGTCGGCTTGTCTATCTGTCCTATGATTGGCTGGAATTGTGCTTTTGCATATGCCCAATCATCCACCTGCAGCATATCGTTTTTGCTGATCATGCGCAAGCTCAAAGCTGCAACCATTCTATGGAAATCCAGCCCGCTCTTGTGAATAGATATCATCAACATGCATTTTGCAACGCTTGCAAATACTCTCAGCTCCATACCACTATAGTCAACACTCATCACCAACCCACCCTTGTAGGTATGAGTAAACACATTCTTGATTGGCAAGGTTTCCAGCAATGTACCTGGCTCTTTTTCGGGTGTGGGAATGTTTTGTAAATTTGGCTGCTCAGAGGCAAGCCTGCCGGTAACAGTCCCGTGCAGCAAGTATGTAGAACGCACCCTACCATCTGCTGACAACCACTTCCCCTGTACAGGCTCAATGTATGTCCCAAGCATTTTTGTCAGCAACTTATAATATCGCACTTTGTGTAATATTGGAAATCTTTCCTCAAGGTTCTTGTACAGCTTCGCGCTTGTGGACGGCCTGCCCTTTGGAGTTTCTCCAACAACAGGTATTTTATACTGCTCAAAATACAGCTCTGACAAGTGGTACGACGAGTTTGGGTTGAATTTCCATTTCTTGTTCGTAGCATGTTTTTTGACCATCCTACGAACCTTAGGATCGTTTTGCAACTCCTCGTACAAACGATGCTGGCGCCAGTTGTAAATCTTAGCATAACGCGCTGCAATGTACGTGTCCAGATTCAACCCATTACTCTGCATACGACACAGTACATTGCTGGCAGGTATCACCATCTCGTCATAAAGCGTCCGCTGCGCGTCCGATAAACTATCATACAACTTTTCAACCAGTAATAACGTGGCCTCTGCATCCATAGCACCATATGGCAACAAAATGTCCAAAGGTACAAAAGCATACGAACCACCTTTATGTGGGTTTGCCTCTGGATGACTGTTAATATAAATAGATAGTTCTTGTTCATACTCATACATTCCTAGGTGCATACCTGCCAAATGCTTCAATCCATGAATACCTCTGCGACTATCCAGCAAGTGGCTGATAAGCATGCTGTCCCCACCAGCAGCAAAATCTATGTCCGCATAAGCCAATGTATGCAGCTGGTCAAACTTGATATTGTGTCCAACAACACGACCGTTATGCGACATCAATACATCGCATAATATATCATATACCTGCTCCCGCTCAGCTACAGACCATGGTGTTTCTGGATGATCTAATGGAAATGCGTACGCGCGTCCAGGCCTGGCAAAGCTGGCAGACAGTACGAAGCTGTACTCAGCATATGGATTGAGATCGCTGGTCTCTGTGTCGTAACTGATAACATCATACTCCGCGAGGTCCAGCTGCATCTCTAGCATGCCCTGCACAGTATTGATAATCACGCGCTCAAAACCCTTACGCTCCTCTTCTCCATCTACTGCCTTCAGCATGGCATCCAACCACTCGTCCAGCATGTTCATATTGCGCAGAATATAAGCAGGGTGATAGAGTGGGACAAAGGTATTTCCACCCTTTTCTACCTTTATCCCGTTCCAAGCAGTGATGCCAACTTCTCCTAGAATCCCCATGAGAGCACTGCCTCCCATCAACCAAATTTGCCCTTGTGGGGTGCCAGCCAGCTCTTGATGGGCAAATTGGCTACAGGCTTTGATAATCGCCTTCGAACCTAGTTTATTGTCCGGAGGCCTGCAACGTACGACGTTCGTATATCTGACATCCTTCTCAGGATCAAAACCAACCTCCCGCAATACATTACGCAACAATTCCCCACTCTGTCCAACAAACGGTATTCCAATCTCATCCTCCTGTGCTCCAGGAGCCTCTCCTACAATCGTCAGCTTTGCATCCTCTGGGCCATGAGCGGGCATAAATGGTGTTTTGCATCCCTTCCACAATCCACACTTTATGCAAACCTCGTTGGTCTCAGAAGGATTGCTCATATCACGCTTCCATAACGTATGCTAGGAATAGCATGCAAAGAGGCAGCGTAATAAGCAACGACAAAACGCACAGCAGTATAAGCCCAGTAATAAACAAGATAACTGTCATGCAAAACGACAGTGCTGCCGCTGTCGTGATCATCAGCTTAATAACATCAATCTCGATGTATACATCCTTATCGCTGTTCATTTCCATCCCCATTCAGTATCTTACGAACGTGAGTGATACTATGTCCAGTGTATTCGCAATACACGTTCTCCAGCCACTTGTCAAATGCCTCTGGGTACATCTTGCGCAGGATATCAATCATCTTCAGCGCGTACGCAGCCGTGTCAAATAGCGTGTCAATATAGGTAAAATTGCGATAGTCTTCGGAGCAGGACATGGCATCGATCCTGTCATACTTGCGAGCCAGGTTCATCCAAACTCCAACCAGACCTCTCCGGCAAAATGATAAATTGTACACTCGCTCCTTGGCAACGTGTAGGTTGTGCAGCAATGACATCAGCACATTGACATCATTGACATGATCACCAGCCTTTCCAGATAAATCCTTGTACAAATCGTCAGCAGTGACTTCAAGAGTCTTAGCTTTTGTGATTTCGTTTTCCATTTCTAACTCCTATGAATATCTTAGGGGTGCGAGCAATTACATATGGGCCAAGCATGATATGGTATGGCGGCTGCGGAGCAACTTTCGCAGGTATTACAAACCCATCAATTATCTGATCCTCGCGCATATACACACAGCTTGGCATATATCCGTAGGTTGCCGCAAACTTATCAACCGCAGCAACAACAGCGTTATGGAAATTCTTGGCGTCTTCTTTTTCCTTATCTGTCAGCTCTAGGTAATATTGCTTGGTGTTCATATTTAACTAAACTTGATCGCGTAAATGTGGCGGTACGAACTTGCTTCTTGGACGACCCTCGCCAGTCCTGACACGCTCGTACTTGTCAAATTCGCACAAGCTGTGCTCCACATCCCTTAATTCAAATGCCGGCATCCAATCAGGCAGAACGCTCCTGGATTTTTCTAACAGTGCCTGCATTGCAGCAATAAAGCTGCCAGGACACTTTACCCCTGGTGGTAGCTTTGGGAGGCCTGCATGATTGTTGATAGGGTAGTCCATCAACCGCAATATACCACGCTGTGCCCCAGGACCAGGGTTTGCCCAAGTATTTATGTCAGGAGCGTCTTGTAAATAGCGCGTCCAACGCAAATCTGTAACAACCTCATAGCTAATAAATGGGCCAAAACCTCCCAATGTTTTCAGCCAGTTGAACGCTTCCTGCAATGAATGACAATCCTCTATACCCCTGCGCTTTTCCCACAGCTCTTTGGCGCCAATATCAAACACGTAGTCGATCTTGCTTTTGAACGGTTTTGGGCAGTTAATCATGTGCGCACCTGTAAACACCTGCCCACCGTGCGTTTTGTAAGAGCGCGCTATGTCAGGAAGCTGTAGCACTTCCTCGTAAACATCAACATATCCTATACATTCAGCCATGGGCCAATAGTTGTACCTGCGATACAATGCAATATTGAAAAACAGCTCCGGATCATCAGCATACGGCCCACGAATGTTCTCTCGCAACCATACCGTCCCAATGTCTAACTCTCTGTATACATTGGTAAACTTGTATGTTTTCAGGATTTCGTTGGTTGTCCATGGCCACTCATCGCCGCGTTGCCTACATGCATATATTGCATGCCGTTCTGCGCAGAATTGAAAATATCTAGCAACATGCGACGCTTTCAGCTTCATCGGAAACTTTCCTCCCGATAGGACTGCTCAAATGGTATGTTGTCTTTATGCAGCAAACTGATCAGCTGTGTAACAGGAGTTTTCTTATGATTGATCCAAACAACGTTGTACCCAGCTTTCCTGAGCTTTTCTGCCACAGCATGCGTAGATTCGTACTTGCCAATCGTATTGTCAGGATTAAGCTCCTTATAATTACCTTTGGTAATCCTGCGCTGTACGATACGCTCCAAGCACAACTCTAGTGGAGTATCCATAAACGCAAACGTAAATACATCCCCAGCTTCTGACATCTCATCTGCCAACGCTGCATAGCGCGCGTATAAGTGCGACATTATCAGGCCCTCGAAAATTACATGCCCAAACTGGCTGAAATGCCGCACCAGGCTGCAAACCATGTCCTGACTGCTGATGCTATCGCATCCCCCACAAACATTCTTGTAACTGCCCAACAAGTATACAGGTTGCATCTCCCAATACACGCAATGCGCAACAGTCTTGCCGCCAATATCACAAATTTGAATGTCGGGAGCATAGCACTCCATAAACGATCGAGCGGTATAGGTTTTGCCTGATCCTGATGTGCCGCGCAACTGTATGATCATGCATCAATCTCCTCTAAGAACCACTCAAAATACTCGTTGTCAACAGCGCGCGGTCGCATTTGCCTGACATGCTGCAATGCCTGATGACCGGGAATATTGCAATAGTCCCTAACAATCAACGCGTTCAGGAATCCACTGCGATTCCTGCCAGCATGGCAGTGGGTATAAATAACATAACCTGCCCTGAGCAAATCCGCAGCGCGCTCCGCAAGATCCATCAGCTCCAGTGCATTGAATGTTTTTCCATCCGACATAGGGAAATAGATATACTCGTACATCCTCTCTCGCAACTTGACATCAGGATTCTTGTAAACATTAATTACGACATCAATCCTATTATCCCTGATTAATGATAATTTCTCCTGCAAAGGCCTGTTACCGAACTCTGGACCCTGGTATAATTTCCCTGGTAAAATAGGTGTGGCTCTCATAGAATACTCGTAACCTTGCTAGACCGCAACACAGGATTGGAAAAATCCTTGGTTTTGACATAATTATACACCCTGTCACTCCAAGTATAGCCATGGTCAACCAGCACATTACCCAGCTCCTCGCGTACTCCACTCCAACCCTGGACCTCTCCAAGCATGTAGGATGGAAATATCGTTCTACGAACGTCGTACATGATTGTCTGCTCACGAAACGCATCCCCCCACCAATCCGTGCAAACCTTTTCGAAGTATGACAACTCGCTGTCAACGGACTTGCCAGGATATTGTCTGCGCCCAAGGCAGCTCTGCTTATACTCGCACAGCAGCGACTGCATGGTGTAATAATCCGTTTTGACGCCATACAGCTTGCGCAAGTCCTCTTTGCAAATCTCAACAACCTCATCCGTTTCAGCAATTTCAGCATCAGAGTTGCCACCCATCAGTGCAGTCAGATGCTCCGGATACATCAGTGCCAATGCCTTGCGAGGATGATCGCCATCCCTGGACCGCAAGTCAGGCATCTCCATGTCGATGTCAAACACGCGCCGCACAACCTCCAACCACCGGATTGCAATATATCTGCCCATGTACTTTACATTGTTGCATATATCCTCAAACGCGGCGTTATAACGCTCCCCACCGGAATACCCATTTTTGCTGCGGAACCAATCACGATCCGGAACGCGCTCCATAAAATCATAGTACGTTTGCATGCAAGTTGTCAAGCGCGCCACGCTCCTAGCAGCCTTGCGCTCCTTGCGAAACTTAATGCCCTTCCAGTTTTCGCCAATCCACTTAGATAGTTCGTCCACAGTCCATTCTCCTGGACGCCAGTGGTTGTATAAAACCTCCGCGCTGGCGTAGTTGTACACGAACGCATAACAACCTGCCCACCACAGTTTTTCATCCGTGTGCTTTTGGCGCCTTGCGGACTCGACTGTCATCAGCATATGCGGTGTGGTTCCACCAGCATCCTGCACAGCTTTCACAAATTCAGCAAAATACAGTAAATGATAATCTGCGGAGAACGGGTTGTCTTTAATCGCGGAGGCCATTGTTTATTTCCCAAACCATGCTGCCTGGAATGACACAGGCAGCATGGTTTTCCAAAACAGATAGTTGATATTACTTGCCAGCGCGGACAGCTGCGCGTGCAGCGTAGGTCCGATATTCTGGCTTGTACTTGTGGATGCCCAGCTTGGCGCGATAGGCCTCTGCCATGCGGATGACCTCGATCTGAGGATTGTCGTGCGGCTCCCAAGTGGCGCCAGCTTTCTTGGCACGCTTTTTCTTCTCTTCGAAAGACAGCGCGCGCCACTCATCACGCCACTCGTGGAATTTCGGATCCTCGACTTCCATATCGTAATCCCTACCACGCTTGAATCCACGACCAACAACCTTGGCATCAGTAGTGGAAATCTGCCACTTGCCAGTTTCCAGCTTGGTGATCAGCAGGCTGTTGCCGTCGTCCATGGCTTCCAGCAGCCCAGTCAGGGTCAGCTCAGCCATCTGCTGGTCGATCTTCTTGATGGTGACTTTGGCAGGGGCAGGAGTTTCCTCATCCTCGTCTTCGTCCTCATCAACGGGCTTGGCAGGTTTCTTGACAGCGGGCTTTGCCGGTGCGGGTTTCTTGGAGGCAGGCTTTGCCGGAGGAGCAACGGTCTTGCTCTTGCGAACAGGAATTTCCTCTTCTTCCTCGTCCTCATCTTCTTCTTCGAGATCTTCGACTTCCAGATCTTCCTCGTCGTACTCGTCTTCAGGCTCTTCGCCTTCGACTTCCAGATCTTCCTCTTCTTCGAGGTCCTGATCGGACACTGCAGGTTTCGAGGCACTACCACTCCGACGAACAATGCGACGTCGCTTTCCCATAATTTCACGCTCCTTTACATTCTGCAAACTCTAGGCATGCCTGGCACTCAGGATCATGCGCTTTGAACAACTTACCAAAACACGTTGGGCGTGTTCGGACACGCTCTTTGGTGCACGCTGCAACAACCTTGCACTTTGCACACGCCGGATCGCGGCTGTCTTGAAATCCGAAACACTCCGGTTTCTTAGCATCATCAATGACAGGTTCTTCTGATGATTTTTCCTCCTCTTCCTGGACAGGATTTCCATTCTCGTCAATATACTCGGCAGCAACCAGGAACTCTGCGAGCAGGTCGCTGCAATCCTCAATCTCGGGAACTCCATTTTCGTCAAGATCGCCAATGACGGTAGAGACAATGCTGGTAGCACTAGCTCCGATATCAACGCCAATCTCCAGCTCCTCGGCAATCTTGTGCAGTTCCTTTTTGGTAAACTGCTTACTGACCTCATCCACTGCAGCAGTCACAAGAACCTCCTCTATGTATATTCGATCTGGTTGCTTACCATCGGGGTGTCATACACCATAACAGCCCGTATCTCATTGAACGCGTCACGCACCGTGCGCTCGTCCATGTCCAGCGCTTGAGCAACGTGCCAGTATTTTAATACCGCTTTGCTATTGGCATGCACTGTATTGGCTCGCACGCATGATAGCCAAACCAACACTCCCAGCTTCTCACTGGTGCCATGAACAAGCGCATCAAACACTTTCGCAGCAGTATCCGACAGCGCCGCACGTACACCATCGACATATTCCATACTGGCATAGGCCTGGTCGGGGGTAATGTCGTCCGAGGTAATAAACTCCGCATCATCGTCGCATAGAGACGCTGCTCCAATGAGTGCAGCACGATGAGTAACGTAGTGCCTGTATCGCAACTCAGCTATCCGGTTGTCCATCATCTTGCGCAGGACTGCTTTCAGCTGATCGTCGGTCAGGTCTTTGTCAGCGTAGTAACGCAAACCCTTAACAATCTCCTCACACAGCTCACCAACCAGCTCGTCCTGCTCCATTAGAACAACCTCTCCTGCATTTCTTGCTGCCAAATATTGCGCAAATCCCATCATCTCGTCCTCTATTGTACTAAACTTGACAGCAACTTTTTCTGCGTGGTGCGCATGCTTATGATGTAAACATCTACACCGCTGACAAATTTTCATTTCGTCATATGCAACCTTTTCCGCAAACTCGGGAATTACCGCACCGCACAAGCATTCATCAGCACCAGCATATGCCAAATGATGAGTAGTGTAATTATGATTGATAACCTTCCAACTCACACAAATCGTGTTTGCCATTGCAGCCTCCTACTCCTTACAATTTTCGTACTTCTTAGCAGAGTACTTTCCATCACGTGTGACGTTTCTACCCAAACCAAACCGCTTGCCGGTAATACCACACTTGCAACAGCGATAGGCATCATACAGGCCATTGCGATCATTAATCGTAATAAGATTGGTCTTTTCCCAATCGTGCTCAATAACCTCCTTTGCATCAATATCCTCATACAAGTCAACCAATGCACGCGGACTTTCACCTGGCTTAAGCGTATTATTGAACCTGCGGATGATTGCCTCCGCATAATCGTATGCACCATCATCCGGCATTCTTGGAACATCCAGTGTCTCTTCCCACGCGCTGGAGTCCGGTGCGCCTTTACGCTTCACAACAAGGATTAGCTTCATATCATCCTCCTGTTCGATAGGGGAATATTTCCAATACACTTACAGCAACGTCGTCATCGCGAGGACTAAGGAAAATGCTCCCATTCGGGAGGCGCACTTCCACGCATCCTTCCCGCACCGCGCGCTCGATATCATGGGGATTCATCTTATCAAGATCAGTATGCACATCCCCAACAATAACCGTAATAGTAATAACTTTCTTCATCGCAGCCTCCTATCTTTCTGAAAGAACGATTGTCAGGTTTTCCAACGAGCGAGTACGTGATACCCACCAGCAATTGCCTTCCTGTCGCTGTTCCCACTCCTTCTTCGCCATCGGGTGCGGGATAAGTTCTGGGTGTAGGATATAAACGTTTTTGGCCTCCAAGCCTTTTGCACGGTGGATAGATGAAAATACCACGCCTTCTGCCTTGTCACTGAAGATTGTCTCGATCCGATCCTCCAACTCGCTGATCGTAGAAACACCATCGCTCAAGGCGATTATCGTTTCAACTTTGTCCTGCAGGGTCTGTGCCTGAGCACTGCGCTCCGCAGCCATGAGTTTAGCAACCTCCACCTCCGAGTACTCCTCCAACTTCCTCATCAGGTCAAACAGGTCGTGTGCTTTCAGCTTGCGGATCAGCACTGTCAGGCCTTTGCCGATATCCCTGCCGCGGATCGTGGCCTTGATCCCCTTGCGGATCAGAGCAAACGCTGGCGCCACCAGGGGAGCGTTTGTTCGGCAGATCACCATGTCACCGCTCTTGTACTCCATAAGGGCGCGCTCTTCCGTGACGTCAAACCGCAGCGTGCCTTCTATTGCCCAATCTGCAGCTGCCAGAGGAATATCCGGACGATGCTCGTTGCAGTGACGTACATGGCTCTTTGGGCACCGGAATGTTACTGACAGGGGCAGCTGCTCAGCATCAAGCATTTTCACTACATTCTCGATCGCATCAACGTTGGCACCACGAAATCCGTACAGGCTCTGATTGGTGTCCCCGATCCCGATGAAACTGCCAGTGGGTTTCAGACTCTGCATAATCAACGCAGCATTGGCATTGTTGAAGTCCTGTAACTCGTCACCGAGGATTGCGTCAAACTTCTCGCAGGGCAGGTTATAGTAGACCGGCAGGAAAACCTGATCATCGTAGTCTACAACACCTGTCATCGCAATATCCTGCTCGAGAACGATCGCCACTGCCGCGAAAACCGTATCCGCATCCCCATTCAGCTCGATACCATGATAATCCGCAATCTCGGTCAGTTCCGCAGCCGTCGCACCGCTCAGCTTGGCTTTGCAAAGCGATACCAGTTGCAGGATTGCCGGATACAAGTGCTTGTGGGTGTACTTATCCAGCACCGTCTCAAGGATGCGAGTAGTTTTGTACTCGTCTACCGTGATGCTGTTCCCGAACGCCTTGCGGCAAGCAGCAAAACCCAGGCTGTTAAGCGTACAACAGCGCACGTGCTTTGGAGCCTTCTCCTGCAACTCGGCTGCGATATGCTTGTTGAAAGCTGTGAAGGCAACCTTGAATGAAGAGGGGATCAAGAACGTGCACTCGATGCCAGTCCTGGTCTTTCCACAACCAGGTCCAGCATTGACGACCAAGCTCTTGCCGGTCTTCTTCAAAACGTTCTGCTGCACCCAATTGAAAATCGCCAGCTGCTGGGGAGTGGGGGTAAACTTCTTGCCGGCAGGTTTTGACTGCGCAACTGGCTGAACATCGGTTTTCGCAAGCTTGCTGAGCAACGCAGCGCGCTTATCCTCCTGCGCCATCCGCACCATGTCGGGATCGCTCTCGAATGCCTTGCGCTCCTGTTCAACCTCGCGCTTGGCAAAGGCCTGTTTCATATCCCGCTCAGCCTCCTGGTCGGACTTGACGTCCTCGATATCCCGAGTGCCAGTACAGGCAGGGTACAACGAGCATCCGTAAAATGGTCCGCGCTTTCCGTTGCGCTTGACCATCTTGCCACCGCACTTTGGGCAATACGGTGCTTTTTCATTTGCCTTGACCAGCTTTGGCTCATCCTCCTGGTCGGTTTCCTCCAGCCAGTCAAAACTGTTGGGGCAGTTGCACTTGATGAACAATCTGCCCTTGTTTGGTCCTTCCTTCTTGACGATGAAGACCTTTTCCAAAGAGAGGCATTTATCGCACCAGCGAATAGCCTGCGCCATGCTGATAAGCCTGTCCAACTGATCGAAGAGCCTGTCCTGCCAGTTCTTTACCCTGGTGACCCAGCGGGAAATCTTGTTTCCCATCGGCATGCCGTCTTCTCCAGTCAGCCAGAGCCGGATGCTGTTCTCCCCCGTATCGTCGGCAATACCGCTGGGACCTATACTGCTGGCAATTTCAACGAAAACCAGACCGTGCCCCGTATTATGGGCCACGATCTGGTATCTGTACTCGCCAGCCTGAATGCCGCGCTTGCGCAGCTCCAGCGTGTAATCCTCATCCTCGTCCCCCTGGCACGCTTTGTTCAAAACCTCTTCAAATTCAGCGACCGTAAATCGCTCGGTGGACATTGCAGCCTCCTACTTTTCGTTCAAGAGGTACGCAAGGTGCGTGACGTAAATCGCCTTGAGTAGATCAGGGTCGGTGATGGCATACTGCCGAGCGTATGCCTCTGCATAGTCTTGCGCTTCAGAAATTAGCTGGTAAAGGTTCTTTAACATTGCAGCCTCCTGCGAGGGTGAATCTTCCTCGCACTTTTATTATACTCTAGATTTCACAAATCGAACCTTAAAAGATTCACAATCGCGGCAGGGTAATACCTGTTTGCGCCTGGTATTTTCCCTGCTTGTCAGCGTAGGACACTTCGCACTCTTCGGAGGCTTCGAACAGGATGCACTGTGCAATTCCCTCGCCAACATACACCTTCAGCGGCAGGGGAGCACTGTTTGATAATTCAATCGTCAGATGCCCCTCCCAGCCTGGCTCCAGGGCTGTGACATTTGCGATCAACCCGCAGCGCGCGTACGTGCTCTTCCCAAGCACGATACCTACCACGTTGCGAGGGATGCGCCAGTATTCAACCGTGTGAGCCAAAGCAAACGCATTTGGTGGAATGATAATATAGTCCTCTGAATGCTCTTCATGCATGTGCAAGGCATCAATGTTCTTCGGATCGATAATTCCAGCATACAAGCTGGTAACTATCTTGAAATCGGTTGCCAAACGCATATCATACCCATACGAGGACAACCCATAGGATATAACTTTCTTAGCAAACCTGTAATTTCCAGTCGATGCACCACTGATTTCTCGCACATTCTCATCAACAAATGGCTCGATCATTGGATTGTCGCCAGTGCATAATTCCCTGATACGCTTGTCGCTCATTGGACCAATCATCGCATACCGTCCCAAATTGATTCCTGCAATTCACGAGTCTCATTCTCGTTTGAGTGGATAGTAATCGTGTATTGTGCAACTCCATCAACAGATCCATCACCACGTTTCTTGTCAATATACGTTTTCGTGACTTCATATGGCACTTGCAGTATATTTGCTGCATCCATGAGCTTAACCAACAAATCAAACGATTTTACAATATGCTTAATCATTTTCGTAACATAGCCTCCACTTTCGTCTTGAAATTGTAATCCTGCTTACGAACAGTTCCATCGTTCTCTGCAGGATCACCGCTGTTAAACTCCCAAATTTCGACGTCTTTCCCTAATCTACTTAACTTGTCAGCTAAAATCATAGCATGCTTTCTGGCATCACTGTCCAGTGCTACAACAAATTTGCTGACTTTACTGCCACCAAATCGCTCCAGCTTTTCCTGCGGGCATTCCTTACCTATCAGTGCAGTAGCATTATCCCCCACAGCCATGGCAGAGAATGCTCCCTCGCAAATAACAACCTCTTCATATAATGACAACGCAATACTGTTGAATACAGCTTCTTTGGCAGGATTCTTTGGATTTATGTATTTTGGATCCATCCACTTGTACAACCGTCTTCCCTGCCAATAGTCAAACTCAATCGGAATGATAATCCTACCTGGCACGCTAACAGCAATCCCGAGGTTGTAATGTGCTATTTGCTTGTCAGTAATACCTCTATTATTCAAATACGTTCTAGCACGCTTGGCCTCTGCCAGCAGTATGTTCTTGAAGCCTTCAGGTAACTGCACAGCAGGTCTGGCATCCTGCTTAACTTCAATCTTTGAATGAAAATCCCGCATGCGAGGGACGTGGTACAACTCGCCGATTGCTCTGTAGTACGGCAAGCCTGTGACGTCCATCACCAACCCAACCCAGTTATTGCTGTATCCACACTTGAAGCAATGACAAACCTGGCGCTGGGTGTTGATGTATAAGTGCTGTTTGCTGTCATCGCACATAGGACAGCAAACCTGCAGCTCAAATCCAGATTGATTGCACTCAGGGAAATTGCGCTCTACAAAGCTGACAACGTCAAACATCGCGCTCCTGCTTCTTGTACTTCACTAATCCCGTAGTAATAACTGCCTGACAATCGCTGTAGTACTTAGCAGCGATTGTAGAGTGGTTGCGACCGTCTCGGACTTTTGCCATATACAACCGACAACGTTCGGTCTCCTCCTCTTCACGGGTTTGGCATAACGATATTACAACATCGCTAACAGAGGCCTTGCCGATATCCTCCGCAAAATCTGCCAGCGTGATAAGTTCCTTAGAATGCGAGGCACGCGTCGACTGGCTGGCTGTCCAAACTGGGCAACCAAACCTGTCCCCAAGGCCTCGCAAATACTCGAAATTGGCGCTGATCTCAAACCTGCGCTCATTATAGTGCCTGGTTGGTACAATCAAATCCGCATAATCGTCAACTATCAGCCCAGGCTCAAATCCCTCCGCAACCAGTCGTTCCATGTGCGCATCAATCTCATGCGATGACATCCTCGTAGCACCACCAATAACGCGTATCTTACCAGGCAGTAACTTGCGCGCTGCCTCAATAACCTCTTCAGCATACTCCTGCAGATCATCGGTCTTGGATGGAAATCTGAAACACATACGCGCCGCATAACGCTTGGCAACCTGGGATGTGCTCATCTCGTGCGTAAAGTGTGCAACGTTTTTACCAGCAAGAATACTGGCTGCACCATAGCCTATGTTGATTAATGATAAACTCTTGCCCTTGTTCTGTGGCGCCAGCATACATCCCAATTCTCCAGGGCCAAGTCCTCCCTCCAAAATATTATCGACATGCGGCATACCTGTTGGAACTTTGCTACTCCAATAATCGTACAGCCATTTATCAATATCTGCAATCGGGTCTATTCCTGGGGAAAGGATGCTATCTCCAACACTGACAGCTTCCTTCATACGCGCCAGGGGTGCTTTCAAATCCCCACGCTGGATATCGTCTATACTCTCTACAATTGCTAATTTTACACTCTGCTCTTTGGCAAACTGGATAACGATGTCCTCTGCCAGTTTAGTGTCATAGCTGTCCTGCTCCTCGTAGATCTCGTGTACAAGGTCTTCCGTGCCAGCACCAGCCATCATAATAACATCGTCAGGATCCTTGGGTGCTATGCCATAGGTTTGCCTGTATTGCACGATGGCCCTGGCAACACGCTCTTCCTGATCCGTGTCGAAGTACTCCGGCTTGATGATACCAATGCCAAATCTAGACAACCAAACGTTGTCCAGCATCAGGGCCAGGACTTTCCTACGAAACTCTAATGGGTAGCTGTATTTGTCTGCCATGTTACGATATCTGCATAGGAGCTGGCATGTATACCAAATTCGTTGCTGAGCATTTCAAGAGCTTGCGCAATAGGCCTGCCGCTGCCACGAGCATATGCATCCAACCACTCGTCGTGCAGCAATGGGCGCAAATCGTTCACAACATCACTCATGCGGCGCGTACCACCATGATAGATGTACATCCTTGCAACCTGCAACTCGCTGTGTAACAGCATGTCATCTTTATCATTAGTAACATCAATGCTGACTGTTTCGCTGTTGACTGTGCGTAAATATCGTGTCAACAGCCATGTTCCTGTAAATGTGTTCACAGGAACGTAAGATAATCCCTTCTTATGCACCCAGCTTTCCAGCATTTTGACTGTTGCATACGCATACTCCCGACAGCTTATGTTCATATCCTGCAGCACGTGCTCAAACTCCTTGAAGCGTTTGTAATGCCTAGATGGCACGCGCACCAGCGCTCCAAACGTCTGCTTGTTGGCGCTCCTATAAAACCCTACCAGCTGTGGTTCAAATGCGTTGGACTTCAAATTCTTCCTCTTCATAGGTGGCTATCCTCGCAAGGCTGTGATTATACAAATATCGGTTGGTATTGTCTACGAAGTCGTACACCAACAATACGTTATTTCTATCCTTCTTGCGCATGCCTCTGCCCAAACGCTGTAACAGCTTTATGTGACTTTTTCCTCCTCCTGCCAATATCACGCAGTCCAATGCCGGCACATCAACTCCCTCGTCAAATATAGGTGACGCCACATACACTCCACCTGCACCGGATCGCATCTCGTCTAATATATTTTGCCTGGTATCTGTTGTATCACTGCCGTGCACAAACTGACTGCCTACAATCATGCTCGCCAGTTTCTCACCATGATCCAATCTATTCACCAGCACCAACACAGTTCCTGTTGCTTCCTTGGCGAACTTAGCAATCTTACGGTTGCGCCTGCTATTATTTACGATCAAATCCTCGTACGCGCTGGAATACTTCTGCTTCCAGGACTTGCGCTCAAGATCAATCATCTCGCACAGGCATATTTTAGGCTTTGCTGAATATTGATTTTCAATCAGGTTCTTGTTGGTGACTTCATATACAATATCACCAGTTGCAGCAATCAGCTTGAGATCATTCAGCTGATCGTACTTGAGCGGAGTACCACTAAAGCCGAACCTATACGCGCCAGGTATATGCTGCAAGCAGTCCATATGCTGGTCGCTGCTCATATGGTGACACTCATCCACCATCACCAAACCAATATCGCTGAGGTCGATCTCATGCATACGTTTTGATAATGTTTGCACCATGGCAACAGTAACACCCTGCACGTCCTGAATGCCATCTCCTATCTTACCTACACGTATACCTAGACGATGCTCAAAACGCTGCGCAGTCTGATACAACAGCTCCTTACGATGCACCAGCACCATGGTCCTGACATGCAACTGTTTGATAATCGCAGCCATGACCTCGGTCTTACCAGCATTGGTCGCCATTTTAGCAACACCACGCCGCGCTTGCAGTAATGCCTGTGCAGCTTCTATCTGGTAGTCTCTCAGAGTTATGCCATTCAAACAGTCATCTTCGATTGTATATTGTGCATCTTCTGGGATATGAGCACTGATCGTAAGATTGTAACCAGCCTCCAGCAAAGTTTTCTCCACCAATGGCAGCAAACCCGTTGGGAATTTGGAGAATCCTTGCATAAGGCTGATGTAACCATCCCACATGCCTTTTCTGTAACGCGGCATGAATTGATAGCCATTAGGACGCGCTCTGCAAACATTGCGGATAATTGCCAGAGCATGCAAATGATTTCTAGGCTGGGCCACGGAGCAGTTTACGTCGCCAGCAATAATGCTGAGTTCCATATGCCACCTACGGGGATAAAATATAGGCAGTGGGAGTGCTGCCTATATTACTAAACTTGCTTATAACTTATCCGTAATATTACAGGCCTGTAAGATGCGGTCTCAGATCAAATGGCACATCTTCAGGAATATCCGAAATGTCATCTACAGAACCTGTCAACCTGCGGATTTTCCAATCGGGTACTTCTACAACATAAGGCTTGGTACCAGGAATGTGCAAACCAAGCGTGACCTTAAACGATGCCCCATAATCACTATCTTCAACACTAATTACTGTGCCACCTTTGTAATCATGACCACTTCTCCCCCATGTGTATAATAACCTTGTCAAGATCAACTCCATAACTATTAACGCCACGCACCTTATTTGCACCACCGCCAGCACTAGAACTGCCTCCAACTTTCCCTGGCCTGCCAGCATGGCCTCTATTTCCACTTCCTGGACCACCTTTGAGTCTAATTTTGCATTTCATTAGTCCTCCACAACAGGCATTTCGGCACCGACAGCTTCGATCATTTCCCGCAATACTGCATGCTGTACAAGATGATACTGCTCCACCAGCTCATCGTAGTACTTACTTACCTGGGCAACGAACATGTCCTGACTGACATAACGCTTCCAGTACATCCTCAACCCAAACACGATGATCACTTCAGGCAGCATAGTGTAGATGATTTTGATAATCCCAACCTTGTCAACTCCATATAGGCGCTGGTTGGTGGCATCAAATACCTGGTCGCTGGTCTTATATGCCAGGGTAATTGCCTGGGCCATCCAGTGCCTGAGTGCAGGGTGCTTGCCGGTTTTGAGCAGGTATTTATTGATTTCCATTGCTCCTGCAAATAGCAGCACGAGCATTGCTGCAGCAAATACGAGCCAAAGCGTGTTAATCAAGTTGTCCATGAGTATTCTCCATCTTTGCCACTATTCCTCTATCAACTGCGCATGCACAGTGTAACCATACCTGGGCATCCACTGCTTGCTAATATCAAGAACACTACCATCTTTTTGATATCGTCTAGCTGCAGCGTGTGTATCTACAATTCCAACATATTTCCACCCATCCCTACGTAAATTTCTATCTATCTTTCGTATAGTGGATTGCGCTTCGTCATTTGTGTCATATCTTTGTGTGATACGCATTTTGCGTCCATATCTTTTAGGAAACGCAACTTTTGTTATGTCTTCAATCCGCGTATCATCAAGACTAAATGCCTTTCCACCACCTTCGGAACTTCCACCTATCTTACCAGGTCTACCTGCATGACCATAGTTTCCTGATCCTGCGCCACCTTTGAGCACGATTTTGTATTTCATAATCTCTCTCTCTAACAAGAACGTACGCGAGGAAATTTTGATCCCTGACCAATTTTTGCGCGGCTGTCAGCCATCCAAGCCTTGATAGCACCAGACGCTGTACCATATGGAGTTATCAACTCGCTGGCATCCCTGATACGATCATCCTTGTAGCAGTCGGCACAAGGATCCTGGGATTTCGGCAACATATCCGACAGCAGCGTATGCGCCAGTCGCGATGTCAGCAGCTCTGTGCTGACAGAGGACTGCCTACCACTTTTATAACTTACACGCACCCTGCACGGATAGCAGCACTTTGACCAGTTGGCACTGGACCAGGTCGTGCCTGAATGCGTTGCAGGGTAAAATTCAACAACGCTCAGCCGCGTGTCTGTAATCCTAGGGTATGCAAGCTGGGTTGTTTCCGTGAACGACGTATTGCAAAATACTGCGCAATCCCCAAACCACACAAAATACGCGCCTTCGACATTATTGTATACGCGCTTTACATCAACCGTGGTTATGAAATTGCTATCGTCGTCGTAATTTGGCTCAGTGCAGTTTGTGTCAATATCCGGATCCAAAAGCCTGGAGCGAGGTATGTTGATCGTGGCCACGCCTCCACTAATGGAAATGCTGCTTGGACGAATCTCAACATCCTCTCCAGGATAATAAACTTTTATCTCGCTCGTGGAGGTAACTGTGGTAGCAACCGTCAATACCACAGGATCATTGATAACTGCACCAACGCTCAAAGTCAACGCGGCTGCCAGGGAAATGTCCGATGATGCCTCTTCGCCAATCTCAATCAGATGCTTCCTCTTGAGGATCATCGGGTAGTCGTAATCATACTCCTCATCATTCAAGTACACAGGCGCCAAATGATAACCAAGCTCACTCTCGCGCATCTCCTCAGCTTGCCCGATTGCGATTGCGATAGCATCCCGATCGTACTGTTTCCAGATCTGTGCACAGTCGTAACAGCTCTCATCCGTGGAACGGTAAATGCCATTGAATGATGCCTCCGGCAAGCGCATCAGCTCCTGATATCTGTCTAATGATAATCGGAGGGTTTGACCAGTTGGGAGAATGCCATCCGTGTAACGAGCCATCAATCCTCCACAATTTTATGCATAAGGCCTGCCAACCCAATTGCTGCAGGCCACGCAACAGGGTGCGACAGTGTGACCAACGTCAGCACCAATGCCACCCACGTGCTCATGCACCACCAGCAGCTAACAAGTTTAGCAAAGAATTTGTCATCCACAACCTCTATAGCATATTCGCCAGGAGTGCCTTTATTGTATGTTTCCGTGCGAATACCTGCTATTAACCTAAACTTGTTGAAAATATTGAATGGGCCATCTGTACACTGCACCAGGTAAGTTATTGCGAATGTGGCAAGCCCAATCAATATTGCGGCAATCAGATCATTTAGCTCCACCACGCTTCACCTTGTTCTTCAGGTAGCTGATAACAACCTTGCGATTCTTGCCGCGTGCCTCGGAACGGATCATTGCTGGTACATCATGTTCGCTCAAATCCAGTGCCAGCACGTCATCCACTGTCATGTTGCTCAATTCAGGCAGCTCCTTGACAACTGGAGCAGTAGGTTCAGGAGTCGGCTCAACTTTCTCTTCAACAAGTTGGGGAAGCTCCGGCTCTACAACCTTTGCCGGCTCTGGCTTGGACGCCAGCTCTTCCTGCTTGATACGCACCAGCTGGCGAGTGTCAGCAGTGTTCTCGGCATCCCGAACATCCCGCGCGTCCGCGTACAGCACGTCTCCATGAGTAACACGATATGGAATGTTAGAGATTTTACCCTGATAGTAATGCCGACCTTTGCCCTTGCCGCCAACATAACGCGCCAAAATCCTGCCCTCGAACTCGCTTGGCAAGGATCGCCAGCTTTCCCCAACTGACACCTGAACAATTGGACCGCGCGTAGTAGCTGTTGCATTGAGTGTACTAGTCTGTGCAGCAGGACGAGTAGGATCGTTGCCAAAACCCGTTCTGCGCTTTCCACCACATGTTCTACAGGCCATTTCATAACTCCTAATTTTATTGAGCAAGACAGCTGTGTACTGGGCTGCTTGCTTCTTATATTGTTGCGTGCGCTGGTGGTCATGTATCCTGTATTCAACCAACGGCTCCGCAAGATGAAGTCCACAATATGTTCCCAACAGCCTGGCATTATACTCGCCATCTTCATAAAAATCCAGGCTGGTGTCCCAACCACCAATTGCCTTATGCTGCTCTACAGAGTGCAGCACGTTCACGCTTGTAAATCCTACATAGTTTAGCACGTGATCACAATGAAAATCCATCAACCTGTAATGCGGATCACGGACCTTACCAAATTTCTCCAGGTCTGGGTATACTGGCACACCTGCCCATCTATACACCAGTTTCTCTACAGCACCAGGTTTGAGCCTGTCATCACAATCTAATGGTAATATCAACGATGTTTTTGCAAGCTCAGCACAAGCATTTCTTGCTGCACTAACACCCAGGTGCTCGTCGCGATAGGAATATGTTATATTATATTTACTTAGCACCTCCCTAACATTTACCGTAGATCCATCGTCATATGCCACCACTGCGCATTCCTGTGCCAATGCACTCTGCAAACACTCATCCAGCCAATTCAATCCCTGCTGATTGGTACAATAAACTGGGATGATAATCGTGACGTTATACATACGCCAGCAATTCCTGCACTCGCACATCAAAGCTATGATGTGCACGCATAAACTCACGTGCATTCCTGGCTATAGTGCGACGCTCCTCGTCATGGTGCAAGTAATAATCTATCCTATCCAGCAGATCTTCAGCCTTGTCCCAAACCACGATATTCTCGCCATCCACCAATCCTAATAACTCCTCCATACCTGCAAACCGCTGCTGCAATAAGCACGCACCAGCTTCCATAGCCTGGAACAGCCTGTTACTGCAATATCCGTTCACATCTGGCCACTGGCTATCGCTCAGTGCCAATTTGCTTGCCTGATACAACCTGGCACCACCGTCAAAATCGTACAGGTTGTTACCTCTAGATCCATACTCTGGAGGCCAAATACCGTACAAACCTGTTGTAAATCGCTGCCTACGCAATATGTCAACCAGATGCTTGCGGTCATCACTATAACCATTTGCCAAGAATAACAAATCGTAACAGGGTGTAAACTTATCAGATGCAACGTTGGTCTCTTCGCAACCTATTTGCCAGTAGAACCAACGCACTCCCTCCGCTTCGTACCTGTCTTGAATTGCTGTTGTGCAAAAGCCATTCAAGTCAAACTGCTTAAGCAAAGCTATATAATCCGGACTATATAGATGCTCAGGATGATAATCGCCATTCCAGTTTACAAACTTGGCGCCTGGGTGCTCGTGGCGTAACTCCCTGATAGTCTCAGCATTCAGCTTGATGTCAACGCTTTGAATTTGAGTGATAATCAGGTCCGGATCAAACGCGTTCGCCAGGTCGAACACATAATCGAACGTTTGTGCAACATAATCACATTCCACAACCAACATGCGCCTCGCCAGTGCATCACGCAAACCTCGTTTGGATTTCTTCTGTATGCTGTATCCTGGCTCGTAAATTGGTGCGTACAGAACGCGCCGAAAGCGTTGCACATCCTGACGAGGTATCGGCTTGGAATTGATGATAGCACCCTTTCTACCATTTGCATGTGTCCAATGCTTGACGAATGCCTCCGTGTCAGGGTGCTTACCACGTTTTATAACATTATCATTATTGATCTTGCGCAAACCATCCATGGGAGTTGTATCATGTATCTGCGCACATTCTATCGGCAGTACTTATAACCTGCCTCCAGCACATTGCAGCTCAGCTCATTATCCCCGCCATATGTGCGCAAATAGTCCCCCCACCAACCTACAAGATCCCCCAACCAACGTTGTACGATACAAACCTGCCCATAATACGCGCTAATCTGGCGTCCGTTTATTACTGCCGGCATTTGCTCAACATGCCAATCCTGCTTGTAACGATCCTGATAAAAACAGCCGATACCAACACCAGGATTGTCCTGCATAAAGGCCACGGCTGTCATGATACTCTCGTTAATAAAAACGATATCGTCATTCGCCAATATGACATACAAGCCACTGGAGGCACGCGCTCCATCATTGAATGCCTTCACAGCGCCACGCAGCTCCCCATGCTCAATCAGCTTGACATCGGGCTGCTCCTTGCACCATTCAAGCGTGCCATCCGTACTACCACCGTCTACAACGATAATCTCATACTCCATACCCAACCCAATTGAGTTGCGCGCGCTGTAGATCATGTTGTGCAAATGCTGGAGACGATTATAGGTGCCGGTCACAATACTTACAATCATTTTACGTCTCCACAGCCACAACAGCATAACCACAAATTGGATGCAAGCGATCTTCAATAACTTTATAGTACGGCAGCTCCTTGACGAACTTCAACACATCGTCGTTCATGGCGTGAATATCATCAAACAACACAAATGCAGGATTCGTCAAATACGGGAAATATGCCTCAAACTCCATTTTCGCCATGCCGTAAGAATGCTCTGTATCGATATGCAAAATGGAAATGCGCTTGTGCTCAAGTATATTGACTGGAACCTGGGAGCTGGGTTGATTGAGGTAGATGAAGCGTGGCTCTCGCAATGCCAGCCTGCTGGCTTCAACAGTTGGATGGGTATCTAATCCGATCACGATACCATTTTCGTACTGCAGCATACTGAAAGAGCAGCGCGCTTTTTCAACTCCCAACTCTACAGCAACCACCGATGGCCAATACGTTCCAGCAGCGCACATCATCGCGTACGCAAAGTTGTAATACGGCGAATAATACGCACCACAATACTCCAATATCTCTTTGGGAGGATCGTACTCTAGACCAATCTTTATACAATGCTGAACAACGTTTTGTGCATCACTCATAGCAATATCACCCCAAACCCGCCATCTGTAGGACTTCCACCTAGATGCAACTCGTCCAATCGGATTTTTGCTCCAGGCAAATCTGTCCATGCTGCAAGCATGCCATCCCTGTACAGATCATCCAGCATAACCACTGCACCAGGATTGAGGACACGCTGCCACGCATAAAATTCTCTAATGGTACGCTCATAGGTATGAATTGTATCAATAAACAATATATCCACGCACGGACCGCTAAACTTGTCAAAGGATTTAATGACATCAATCGAGTCGTTCCACAGAAAATGAAAATTTGGGAACGTTGCCTCGACATGCTTAATGTTATCGACGTGATCCCTGGCATAATCTACGCCATACACCTGTCCAGCGGGCCATCCCTGCGCCAGATGTAAACAGTCCCCACCTCCGCACACTCCTAATACCACGCTATTCGTAGGTTGTATCTCCGCAGCCAGCAACTTCATAAATCGGTAGTATATCGACGGCGGGAATCGCTGATCTGGATAAACTTTTTCATTTGGAGCCTGCTTGGCAAGCTCTCTAATACGACCAGCAGTGATCATAATTTTACTATTCCTATAGTATTACCCTTATTTAGAACCTCCGGATAGGTGCGCTTATAACCAGGCAATTCCCAAAAGTATTCAACCATCCCCTTTCCAGGAGGATCCACCTTTGGATCATGGAACGCTGGCAAAATGTCATCACACACCCAGTACGAACCTTTTGACATAAGGGTTGAATACAACTCGAACTCGCGCTTGCTCTCCAAATAGTGGTGTGACGAGTCCTGGAACAGCAAGCCGACAGGCCTGCCATCCACTAGCATCTTAACATCCGGAAATGCTGCAACGGTATCTGCCAATCTGTAGTTGTAGTTCTTGCAATACGCAACAATCTCCATAGGTGCGGAGTGATAGTTATGATCTACGCCAATGACTGTCCCACCATATGTGGCGGCAGCGCGTGCCATATGTGCCGATGCCAACCCAAATTCAACTCCCAACTCGATAGCAACAGCAGGCTTGAAATGCATAACCATCAAATACAAAAAGCGATAATAATTCAGCCGTGTGCTGACATGATCCTGATATGCCTTGTAGTACCCATCCAACCACTCATCACCCAGTGGTTGCGCAGCCTGTTTTACTAACTCGTTGATATCGGCAAATACATTATCCATTTTTGACATACCTCGCAAATCCCATAGGAACACCAGGATGCAACCCGCCATCCAGAAAGCTCTCTTTGATATGCGAATCTTTTTGAAAATCTTCCCACCACTGGATCATGTTTTCGCACGCGCCAGCAGCATTGAACAGATCATCACAAATCACAAGAGAGTTATCAGCCATGTACGGGCCAAATAGCTTCCACTCCCGCATAGCATACTCATAGGTATGCCACGCATCAATAAACAGCACATCAATGCTCAGCTTACCATAATGCTCCAGCAGTAATGGTACAGCGTCCCACGTCCAAGAATGAAAATATCTCAAGTTACCGTAATGCGCCTGGGCTTCCAACGTAAGCTGTTGGGCAAGAGGATCGTCCTTGTGGATGTCAATGGTTGCCACCTTACCAGCAGGATTGCCACCAGCAAAATGGGACGCGCCATACGCTCGCCAGCTGCCAAGCTCAACAACCATTGCCGGCTGAAATGTTTTGGAAATGAGATAAAACAGCGGGTAATACGGGTTGGTATGCCCAATCAGCTTTGTAGACGCGTCGTGCTGACTATTCAGATATGGATCTGGTGTGACAAAATCAGCCTTCGCCATCGCAATCAATTCCTGCAGTTGTTTCATTGTAAATTTCATAATAGACCAATTATCTCCTCTGTACTATCAGCTTTCAATGCATCAATCAACTGCGGTCGTATAGCATATTTTACACGACCAACATGCCAACGCATAATTTCAGGTAGATCGAATGGCGTGGTTTGCGTTGTCCACGCATCATTAGCAACCGCATCCTTGTACCACTGGTCGGGTTTCTTGCCCTCGATATGATCCGTTTCATGCCACATCGGAGCATGCAGTTTACGTCTTCCAATAATGTTTTCCCTGAATGCCCCCACCAGGCTGACATCCAACACCATCTGCTCAACAGGAATGTCCAACTCATTCATCGTCCCCCACTTTGTGAACCATCCCTGGTTGTAATCACCAATAACGTCATAGCCAAAAACGTTCTTGGTGTTCATACCATCCCCAACCAATAGCAGGTCGCGCTTGGTTCCAATTCTGTGTACAGGATGCGGGAACCATTTCATCGCCTGGAAGTTGTCCCGCAGCTGATATCGCCAAAATACCAGGTTGTCATGGGTATTGATATACTCAGGCAGCATCTTCAACACGTTTTGGTGGGGAATTTCATCCGCTTGCCAAAACCACACCACATCATTCTGACAAAGCAAGATAGCATCATTGGCCGCGTCCGCAAACGCTTTCGCGTCTACAACACTCCAACGTCCCTGATGTATGTGTATTTTTGGGTTGACTGCAGCAATAGACTGCAGCCACTGCAATGTCCCATCAGTACTACCGACATCCAAGATGTGCATGTCAGTAACAAATGGTAATACGCTTGCCATACTTTCATACAGGCAAAACGCGCCTTCCTCGTTGTCTCTGATGAATGTCGCACCACTGATAGGTTTCATAACTCTCCTCGTATTGCCATCCGATCCAAGCCTTGCTGCGTGGTTCCAACCTTGCGCACGTTGGTATTGTAGTACTTTGTCAGGTCAAACGTTGTGTTAGCAGGCCTGGTAGCAATATGTGGAAATTTCTCTTTGGTAGTAACAGGCTTGATTAGATCAACGTCCAGGGGATGCTCATGGTACACGTTGTATGTCTCGGCAATCAATCGCGCAAACTGGTACATGCTAATACTGTCGTCACCTGCCACGTGATAGAAGCCTTTGGCGCCAATTTCTAGCAGGTCCCATACAGTTTCAGCCAGATTACCAGCATAGGTTGGTCTGCCAATATCATCCGTTACAACTTCAAGAACCTTACCAGCACTCAGCCGATTAGGCACAATGTCCAGCCAGTTGTCCCTACCTGCACGCCAGTTACGTCCAAACATACGCGCTGTGCGCACCACCAAAAAGTCATCACACTCCGCAACAATATCCTCAGCCTTGACTTTGCTATGCCCATATACCGAAAGCGGGTTGCGATGGTCTTCCTCTTTGTACGGTGGATGCGTTCCATCAAACACAGCGTTGGTGCTCAACAGTACAATTTTAGCACCATATCGCTGGCAAGCATCAACAATGTGGGCAGTCCCACCAATATTGACCCTGTCCGCAAAGAACGGGTTTCGCTCACAAAAATCAACCGATCCAATCGCTGCCAAATGAATGACGATATTCGGACGCGCGTACATGAACACATAATTGATTTCATCTGTGCTCAGCACATCCAAATGATAATCCTGCTTGCCATTGAAGTTGCAGTAATGCGTGCCAAACGCTTCAACACCCTCTGGTACGCACCCCAACAAATATTTTCCCAGCAGCCCGCTGGCGCCTGTTATCAGGACTCGAGTATGTTCCATGGGTGGGGAGCCTCCAAATTTTTGAACGGGATACGCAACTCATCATCAGGATTGAACAGCTGGGTCGGGAAGTTGATTAACAACGTTCCGTTTGCACCAGCCAGAAAACAATGATAAATTCCAGGTTGGATGTACAGCATGCATGGCTTGTCGTCACTCATCACCAACCTGACAGTTCTCTCGCCATCACTCAAGCCAAACACGCAGTTGCCTTGCAGGATGAAGAACCTGTCGGTTTGAAGTCTGTGCAGATGCCAGCGATCCATGTCGCGGGCTTCTGTTGGTTTGGTGTAGCTGCAATAGGACATCGTCAGGGATGATTGCTCTTTGACAAGCTCAATTAGGCTTCCACGCGCGTCCTGGTACACGTCCAGCTTTTTGCACTCACAACCTGGAAGGTCTAGCGTATCGGGAAATGTCAACTGCAAGACTCCAAGCTGCTTGATATGTGTCAAGCAATACTCTGCAAACATTCTATCACTAGTGCCATCCATCATGCCAATACCTCCATGCCTCTGGCAATATAGCTCTATACATCCCACGCGCTCGCAAATTTCTCCATATACGACCCTCCATAAGCCAATAATATTCCTGGAAAGGGCCTCCTGGAGCCGTGAATTTACCATCCCATGGATGGTCGAAATCTATTGACTTAAACACCGCGCGCTTACATAAGAACATTTGCTGAGAAACGTTTTGCGTTAATCGCACGCCACCTGGTAACATTCTCTCAGCCATGTTACCGCCATCGCTTGGCCCAACGATCAACACCAGCTGTGGGTGCGCTTCAATGATCTCAATTGCTTTCAACACCCAAGGTGACTTTTGATTGATAATCCTGCAATCGCAATCGCTAAACACGATGTAATCAGCAGTGCTGACTTTCAATCCAATCAGGTGGTTGATGACGTGCCACTTCCAGTAGTGCGCCGCGCTTGGGCCATGCGTAAGATCCTCAGCGCGTGCATCAAACTCCGGTATATTGTACTCAGCCAGGATATCGGGATGATCCTCGCTGCGAATTTCCGTGACTGTAAAATCCGATGACGAAATGATAATGTCGTCAAAGTCATTCGCCAAACGCTGCCTGACGACAAACACATTGTCGAACTTATAACCATGACTGTTTACACGATTAGTCAGTTCTCCAGGCACTGCCAGTCTGCGCACATCCTTAGGACAGCAAAAGGTGACAAAGTCAACAGTCATTCTACACCTAATATGGCCAATTGCGCAAATTAACTATCATACCTTCTTCATACAGTTCTGGCACAACAAAGAACTCAGGGTATGACACATACTTTACCCAATCAGGAAGAGCTTTTTCCGGCAACCCTGACTGTAGTTGTACTTCAATATCTCCATACGATTCTTCGATATACTGTAATGCTTTTATCAGGTCTCTAATCTTCATAGGTTTGCCTCGTATTTGGTCTTTCCTACTAATGGTCGTAAATTAGGTGGAATATTCAATGGAGTACTGACAAATCTCCACTGTGGCTCGTCAAGATAATCGACAAGCTGTTCCCTGGTAAGCTGATAGGGTTGACATATATGACTGGGAGCAAACAGATAATTAGGATCCCCACCATGCAAAAACGCATTGTTGTCGCACCTGTCAACAATATTGTCCCGAAAATTGTAGGTTATGTCCCACAGCATGCCGAAACACTGCGGAATGACTGCAGTGTTACCACGCAGGTTTGTACTCTCGCCATCCTTGATAGCAGTCCCCTTAGGGAATACTCTATGCACAATATGCGGATACCAACGCACGCGCTGGAAATTCTGTTCAACCTGTATACGCCATACGCTCAATTGCTGCTGCTCGCAGATATGCAGCATGTCAACAATTTGCCTGATCAAACCTGTTTCGTACACTTCATCAGCCTCAAAGTGTATAATAACATCTCCCTTACACTGGGTGTGCATGGCGTGAGCTTTCTTCAGGCAGTCACTACCAGCAAACCACTCCCCATCCAAAATCCTGACATGTTCTCGCTCCAGCAACTCTCGAGTACCATCCGTTGATGCCATGTCAACAACCACAATCTCATCCACCCAACCTCGCACAGCGTCAATAGCCTCTACAAGTGGATAGCCTCCCTCTAAACTGTTATGGCAAAAAGTAAAGCCACTAATCATAATGATAGTTCCTTTCTGCGTTTCCAGTAATCTTTACGTGCTTGTGACATTTTCTTAATGGACTCTTCTGAGTGTTTCTTTCCTGTCCAAGTCTTAAGTTTAGGATTACCCTTTAATGTATTAGAAATTTTATGTCTTGTTTCCTCAGAATGTTTTCTTCCAGTCTGAGATATCGACATTTTCTTGCGCATTTCGTCCGTAAACACAGTATGTGCCTTACCTTTTTGTGCTGCAGATATTTTACGTTTGGTCTCTTCAGAATGCCTTAAACCAATTTTTGATAGCGAGTTTATATGCCTGGATTCTGCCGTATGCTTCCTACCTACATTAATTCGACTTCCACGCATAGCAGCAGCAATTTTACCTCTAACAACTTCTGTCATTTCAACCTTTCCAGCAATCATGCTGAGATTATAATCAGGCACCACTGCATCCAAAAATTGCTGCTCATAATATAATAACATGTCTGGATGACAAGTTATCAATACGTCGTACACAAAATTGTCGAATCCATATTTAATAATAGCATTCCGCAAATGTGCACTAGTATATTTACCATCCACTCCCGTAGAATGGTGCAAAATGCGTTTCTCAATATCTATAGATGATCCTATGTACACTTTGTGGTTTACAAGATTTTCTATCATATATATTCCACATATGATCATGCCTTCCTCACAATACTTACACCAAACCCTGGCTGATCTATAATGCCGATGTGCGTATCGGGAACAGGGTGCAGGTAATGCAGTTCTACCTTTTCCCCTGGTAACCACTGCCAGAACTCCTGCATCTTTTCCATTAGATGCCGTGGCCCAAGCAAGTCATCCACTACGACAATACACTCGTCAGCAAACAGGTGCTTGTATGCTTCAAACTCCTGACGCGGCGTGTCGCCATCATGAGTAGAATCCAGGAATATCAAGCCTATCTCACCAAATTCCCTAACATCGTTCTCTATCATATGCACAGCAATTGGATCTGTAGTATAACCTCTGTACAATGCCTTAATATTTGGGAACTCCTTTTGCATGTACAACGCGTCCATGTTAGGTTCAATGTCAATCCCAAATATTGAGCACAGCGAACTTCCATACGCCATATGCCCAGTGCATGTGCCTTTGTTTACTCCCAGCTCTAATGCAAACTTGACATCAAACGTTTTGATGCACAAGTACATAAATCGCAAGTATGGTGCCCAGCTCTCTTGCAAACAGGCAAGATGCTGATTGCCGCAACCCACAGGTAGTTCCAACGCCTGCTGTGCAAGTTCTTCAATACGCTGGATTGTTATCATCGTATAATATCCAGGTTATAGTACGGATGGTCGCCAACCAAATACTCCAGCGTACCATCCTCGTCAACAAACGGTTTCGGATCCCAGAAGTTGCGCTCGCATGTTGGATGCACATCCAGATCACCAGGCTTCCAATTCAAGAACTTTTCCTGATACCAATTTCCTCTCCATTCAGATTTATGCCCATGAATGGAAATTTTGTAAAGCATGATGGTCGCGCTCTGGGCATACCCCATATGGTAGACCTTTCCACCATCGAGCGGGTAGTATACCTCATCTTTATTGTCGGCATGCACATTGAACATGCGGAGTGGTTCAGTGCTGTCATCGCACACCCACTTCAGCGACCGCCAAAAATGCCGCATGCCAACCCGTATCTTCTTGGCACTGCTATTCTTTGAAAATTCAATAAAGTTGTGCAGCAATTCAGGTGGCCATATCTCGTCTGCATCCACAACCAAAATCTGATCGTAACCAGCATCTCTCAATGTGTCGCATGCAAAATCCCGATGCTGTCCCTCCCATCCGAACGGACCGCAGTCGATCCAATACGCACCCCTGGCAATATCGTACAGCTCATTGCGAGTTTCCGGACATGTCATCGTGGTCCTGTGACCATGACTGGGGGTTGCGGAGTAGAAAATATAGATATCATCAACAAAATCCTTGACGCTGCGCATGGACCACTGCAACCACTCTTTACCGTAGTGCAAAACATAGCAAGCTGCAATCATTATATTATCTCAACATTCTTCAACGAGGGGCACGTGAGCAAAATCATAATCTCAAATCCAGGTAGCACCAGCTGTCCTGACACTGACAATCTTGCACCAGATTTAAACATTTTAGCAAAATATGCCATTTCTCGCTTCTCCATAATGTATGCAAACGCATCCACAATATCATACTCATAACTCATTGTATAACCTCAATTCCCCAAGGCGCCAAACGATTTTCTAGCATAATGCCTTCAAACCCAGGCAGTACTAATTGCCCATCCAGCACTAGCTTGCGCTTAAAATATTTACAATTATACACAGCTCTTTCTTTGTCCTCTCTAAATTTAAGGGCATCTTCCACAATTTTCAGTATTGCACCAGGAGGTAATTCAATCATAGCATCTCCTCCAAGCATCTCCTAAATGTAAACTCTTCTGTCATCAACGTTCGCAACCTCAATCCCTGGAAATACCAGTGATCGTCACGCAGATATTCCTTCACTAATCGCGCAACATTCTTCAATGCATCCGCATTACTGGTCTTTGCACAATCCGTGTATGGGAAATAGTCCGCACATTCTTCTGAAATTATTGGTAATCCGTAGGCAGCTGCCAATGTAAGGCGCAATGGTTCAATATACATAAAATCGTCCTGGTGAATGCTTAGCATAAACCTGGACTGCTGTAGAGCTTTGTGTCGCTCCTCTCCCCAGCAATTCGGAGCGATTTTTATGACGTCATTCTCATACTGCAACGCGTGCCACTCATTTCCAGGATAGCTGAACCATGGCCCTCTGCGATTGCTATAACACATCAGGTGTATGACGTCATATGCCTTATCCTGAATGAAAATCGGAGATCCGAGGTCAGGATGCGATCCCAAAGTCACGTACTGGAAGCCTGTGTCACGCGCCAGCTGTTTGTCCGATACAATGACCCTGCTGATATGCCCATTATGGATATGCTCTGTATTGGATCGTATGTACTCCTCAATTGTACCTGAGCCACCAGGACGCTCCAGATTCCACAGTACGATTTCAGCGCGCTTGTTATTGCGCCTGTAATCGTTCATGAAGTCCAGCAACTCGCCATTGAACGGTGCTGTGACATAAGTATGCTCCTGGTTAAAAATGTCCATCTCATCCACAAAGCAAACAGGAAAACCAGACAACTCTACCAGCTTCCACAGATCCTGATAGCTGTCATAAGGCCAACGTGTTTTTGCAAAAATGATTGTCATATGGATACACAGGTATTAAGAGGCAGGTTGCCTGTCACTTTCGGGACTCCGCTAGGACTCGCAGTATTACAGGCAACCTGTTGTCGCGATGGCTTCGATACCACCATTATACTAAACTTGTCAGAAAATAAATTCAGGGCACAGGGTTTATTAGACCCTGTGCCCAAGGAAAGGAGGGTGGAAGATGAGACAACCCTCATCAACCCGATACTACAGACCAGTCTGATCGTTGCCTTCAGGAACGTCAAACCACGCAGAGTGTACCGGCTTGCCACCAGGCATATAGTACTTGTTAGGCAGGAACGGATCACCAGTCAGAGGCTGGCGCTGGCGTGCGCAGCAGACATCCTGGAATCGAGCCTGTGCCCAAGGAGCAGCAATGTAGATTTCAGGGCTGGTGCCCATCTGAAGCTGCAAGCACCAGTTGTCCTCTTTGCCTTTGGTAACAAACCGCCCAGCAGCGTCAGCCCGAACGGTGAAGTCCGGGAACTTGGCGCGCACACGGCTCTCGTACACACGCAGATCCAAATACTCGCCATACAGCACGTCGATGCTGCCAATCCTGCGGACCAGCAGGTAGATGTCAGTGCAGTATGTGGTATTGAATTTGTCAATATCCAGGGCATCGTCAACGATGATCGGGACGCGCCGACCGCTCTTCAGCGGCAGATATCCGACTGCAGAAGCACCGTCATACAGCGGTCCAGCATTCAGCGCCATGCGTGCCGCGCGCTGCTGACCTCGGAGAGCCTGGTCAGTAACGTCATTGTCAGACGTCACACCGCAAGTGGTGTAGCAAGCATAAGCATCCAGCAGACAGGTTGCCATGAACCGACTGGTCAGCAACACCATGTCCGTTTCGGCAATGGTGCCGATGGCGCTGGCGCGATACTCGATCTCAGTGACCAGCTCATCCAGGTAGTTGAAGAAATTGCCATACCCGTTGACGTCGCCATCCAGATCGTCATGTGCCCAATCAATAACAGCGCTGTCAATCTGCGGGCATGTAGTGCCATTATCATTAGTGTACCCAGTCACCACCAGGTTTTCCAGGCCGTCCATCTGATAGGCATTGTCGTGATTGCCGTGGATCATGTCGCGGCGCAGGTCCTGCTGCAGAACGTTCATGATACCATTCATCTGCCACTCAACATCATCTGCGATCATCATACCATTCAGGCGATAGCGCGGCGTGGTCTCGCAGCGATCCTGAGTGATAGTGTGCGGATTGAGGGGATCACCAGCACGATGGTACCAGCTGGTATGCACCAGGTCATAACCACAAACTCCATACTCCCATCCCTTGGGGTCATCGCATGGATTGCCAGCACCAGTAGTGCTGTTACATGCCACAGTGCCCTCAGGACCATACCAAGGAATGAAATCCACGCGCCGACGGTAGAACCGATTCGGACGCCATCCAAGCCAAGGCATCAGGCCAACCGTCTGCACCTGCAACCCAAACACGTCCCCAGGGCTACACGGATCGAAGATGCTGTAACGACCATAGATGCTATAGGTCTTGGGGACCATATCACCCTGAGACTCTTTGAACATCGGCAGCATGCGCCCACGCTCAACATTCTGCGCCTGCGCAATACCGAGGCCAATTGCAGCGCCAAACCGTGCCAGCTCATCAGGGTCGCTGCGGATGCCGTCGAAAATACCCATCAACGGACTTTTGTTAGTGCGATGGATTTTAGCCATTGTTACTTACCTCCCGAGATAAATTCGGTCATGCTGGCTGCACTGAAGCCATCTGCGCCGATAATGCGCATTCCAGCATCATGCTGCTTTTTGCGCAGGGCCATGGGCATTTCTTCTTCGCTTTCTTCATCTTCTTCGTCTTCCTCTTCGTCCTCCATGGGAGGTTTCTTGGCCTTGAAGCGTGCCACGCGCAGTTTTCCATTTCGAGGCATGTCAGACATAAGCTCCTTCAGGCGCTCCTGATCAGTACGAGCCAATGCCTCGACAGCTTCCTTAAGCTCTGTGATTTCCGCAGCCAGTTCTACAATCTTGGCAAGCTCTTTCATCTCCGGGATCTCGATGTCAGGAACGTTCAGCTCCAGGCCATCCAGCACGGTGCGCAGCTTTTCCTCAACTGCCTCTTCAACCTCTTTGCGAACAATAGCTGCAATTTCCTTCAGCATCTCGTCAAGATCGACTGCCTCCGGCTCGTCGCTCTCGGGAGTTTCCACATCCAGCTCTTTGAGCACCTGCGCAAATGGGATGTCGCTAAACTCCTTCAGCTGCGCGTCGGTCAGGCTTCCAAGACGCTCATCAATAGCTTCCTTGGATACACCTGCGTCCCGCAGCTTTTTCTCCAAATCCTTCTTAGTTAATGCCATGTCATCCTCCAGATCAGTTGTTGGTAAATCCTTCATTGCAGTAACGCCTGTGTATGGGACGCAGGGAACATCTGTCACCGACACATCAAACGTTCTGGTCTTACGAAAGTGCACGTCTTTGAGCACTCCCTTGTACTGTGGGTGGTACGTCTTGCAAGTTGGGCACAGAAAACCTACAACCATATTTTGCTTTTCTACAAGCAAATTTTCATTACAATGCGGACAGCCGCCACTGACTTCCAGCGCATAAAATCCTCGCGATACTCTCCACTTGCCATCATTGTTGGAGAGCATCTTCTCACAAACCTGTAATGAAAATGGGTCAGTGTAGCTGTGCCCCTCATCAACCGCAAAAATGCCAACGCGGCGCATCTTCTCAACTTTACCGATACCTAGATTTTTGCGATGAAAAACACGAAATTCAGGATACTCACCAGTCGTTTCAGCAGTAGCAATATCGTAGTCCATGGCACCAACGTCAAAGGTTTCTCCATCCCTGTCCTTCAGCTGTGCTGTTGATACTGCTATGATCCTGTAACGACCATCCTTTTCTTTTTCAATAAAGACGCCCTCGCCAACCTCTTTGACTTCCTCACCAGCATTGGCATACAACGCGGCAATGTACTTATCAGCGCGCTTCTCACCTGCAGGTGTGTTAGGATAGCAATGCAACTGCTTGCCACTCTTATCTGTAACACAAATCTCATCACCGCGCGTTTGCTTATGCCAAGGCATACAAATCCTCCGAATATAATATATATACTTTGATTAAAACAAAACTGGATGCCATAATGGCATCCAGTTATAAAAATTAAATGCAAAATCTCAATATCCACCTATCGTTGCTGGCACAATTGTATCCAAGGGCACCGTCAACGCCACCGTATAGTTTCTGCGATCCAAACAGGTTTGACAGTGCTCAGCAGGAGACAGTTTCCACACAGCTTGGATGACTTTTGCGGTTTTGCTTCTGCTAATTTCAGCAAGTTCCCAGTAACACTTGCAGTACATCAGGCAATTATGGCTGATTATGCCATCAGTTACTGCAAAAGATTCGTCATCTTCTACTGTCAAGCATCTAACTGTGCCTGATCTTACAACTCTTTTTATGCTAATAATCTCTGCATCACCAACCGCAATATATTTGCCATCATGATTAGCAAAAGCTCTAACAAGTTGATCTTTAATAAAATCCTTATCCTTTACAACATCCCATGCATCAAACCTATATATGTCATAATCTTTTTGCTCAATTATGGCATTATCACGAATTTCATCACTACGTTGACGCTCTGGAGAACCATGCCAATAACCACCATCAACCTCAATTTCTCTGGCCTTTTCGTGCGCTTTTTCATACTTACGTTCACCAATACATGAACAACTCATTGAACAATAGTGCATTTTCCCATCTTTTGGAAGATGTGTCACATCATCACACGCATCATTCTTACACTGCATACCAAGTCTAGCAAGATTGCCGCCCACTTTCAAATTTGCCGCGTATATCCATTTACCATCAGCACCTAAGAATCTATGATCTGGCGTAGTGCACAACTTGTGCAACTTAGTGCCTATCATGACTTCTATTTCAACAGAATTTACATCCTTAACAGCTTTACAATCATTAGTCAACACTTCTTTGAAACGACCTTTATGTGTCAACACATGCTCACCAACTAATATAGACGCCAATCGCACATACCCTCTCTCGCGCGTATATACTCGAACCTTGTCAGCCCAGAAAAAACATTCCGTGCTGCCGTCTTTCGGCATGAATGGTAATCCTTTGAACCTGCCAGGCTGTCGCTCCGTTCCACCAGCAAACTCCCCTGCCTCAATGATTGCCGCTGTGTTGCCGGCTGCTTCACCGTACATATGCGCACGCGCCTTGATTGCCTCAATACTAATTGTGTCCCTGTTTTCAGCAATTTTCTCAGCAAAACCATGCAAATAACGATACTGCTCCTTCATTTGTGGTCCCAAACGACCCCAATCCTGTGGCGTCATCTGATCCCAACCACCTTTGGCAATCGCTGCTGCTGATGCGTGCAGCTCCCTGACTGCCTTACGCATTGCCTCTTCCCATGCTCCAACCGTCATATCCCCTGTAAATACTCTATCAGCAAGGTTATCTGCCAAGTCGTTGAACATGTTCTTACGGATTTCCAATAACACAGCTTTGCTCGCATCGTCAATTGGCAGCTGCTTTTCAACAACATACTCTTTCAAAAATTGCAGCTTGTCATAATTCAATACAACAATTTCCCCACCTGAATGCATGATTACATCATAACCTTTTGCCTTACCAAACGCATACACTACACGCGCCCATTCTACAGGACTTTCTTTTACATCTTCAAGATATGCAGCAAAATTGGCTTCTTTTGTTGGATTACCTTTTATTCTTGGGTATGCAACTTCGTATTCCCTGGCAAGAACGTCTCGTACAAGATCAGCATGCGCGTTCTTGGCATGCAATTCCGAACGTAAAATTTTCGTATCGTCAGCAAATCTAAACTCAGAAATCGTTCTGCCATAAGTCTTTGCATAGTCCCTGCCAGTTGTTACATAAAATCCTTCGCCATAATATCCATAATCACGTGTATTTACAAGCTCAGGATCAACTTCACGAACTTTTGACTTCCCACCATGATACACGATACCAATCTCTTCAGCACTTATATCATATGCACTAGAACTTGCTGATCCCCCCACTTTCCCTGGCCTGCCGCTGTGCCCGTAATTCCCTGATCCAGCGCCACCCTTCTCAACATGATCCTTAATTATCGTAATTGCACTAGGATCAAGTACAACCATTTGCCTGACATGATACAATGGCTCTTCCCATTCAACTGCTGTGTACCCCATGCGCATTATATGACTAGAAAAAGCTTTCTTGATATCAACTTCCATCAATGTATCAATATAATCCATAAAAATTTTCTTGTACTTATTTGCATACTCTTCTTCGCCAACCAAACGCTTCATATCACGCCATGCACCACGCTCCAATAAAGACGTAATCTCGTCACTGATATTAAATTTAGTCTTCAAATACGCATGTCTGACTTTTTCAAACTCATCACGCATCTGCTTCTTATCAGGACGCCAAACTTTATTGTCTTGTACAGCAACCTTTATGACGTCAGAAAATCCCAAGCCGCGTTCATTCACTTCCCGCTCAAAATCACCTTGTGTGCCTTCTGGAGAAATAAAAATGCCTGCAGGTTCTTCAACAACACCAAAACCACCACCTTTGCCAAAATAATCCAAAGAAAAACCATTTGCACGAATTGCATCAGCAGCGTTTAATGATGTCCTATGATAGCCAACTGTCACAGCACCTGATGGCAATGAGCCACCTACTTTCCCAGGTCTGCCAGCATGACCTTTATTGCCAGAACCTGGTCCACCCTTCTCAACAACATTACCTGTCAACGGATAGTCAAAATGCTCCTCGCCAACCCACAAGGATATCTTGTCAAACATTTTGTCAAATGCTTGTAAATCCAGCTCGTACGGTTGCTGAACATATGACAACGTGCAGTGCGGAGTAAATCCGTGATCCTGCTCCGGTATCAAATCACCGAACTGCTCACGCAAGGCCTGCCTGAGAAATGGCAACTGCGGACTGTCATACAACAGCACCAATGGCATGCCATCCCCTGTGTCTTCAAACAAGGCATATCCGTTGAATTTGCCGTCTACAGGTGCTTGCTGTTCAGCAAATGCTTCCAACTTGTTCTTCAGTGCTTCAACATCAATATTAGCAACATCACCAATAAACGCCAGGGTGATGTGGAAGTCATCCACGTGATCGCTTGGCAGATGCTTACACAAATCCATGATTGCAGCATCATTACAATCAAATGCAATGATTGCTGTGGTGTGCTTTTCCTTGTAATACGTTGCACCAACCAATGGCACGTCACCATATAACCTAATTTCATACAAAAGATTTTCACGTTCCCACTGGCTGGCATTTGGGCCAGGAACATCAAAATCCATCAATAACGCGCCTGTACGCAAATTGTTCCTTGGAATTGTAACGTAACCAATATTTCCAGGATTAATGCTTACCAATCCTTCTGCACCGTAAAACAATGGATTACGAATATTAGCTCTATGCTCACGTTGCGTAAAATACATGCGCTGCCAATCATTGAAGCCATATTCCCGCAACTGCATCTCATGATCTATCGTAAATTCCCAACCTTCTTTGACAGCTTGAGCATTCAAATCCGCAACAAGTGCTTTTGACCATTCTCCATGTTCAGGAGATTTCCATTTTATTGGTCCGACATCAACTGGACCATCCTTACCAGACCAATCGAGCTTATAACCTGTTGGGACATACTTGTGAGCCAACGTTGATAACATGCGCGTGTCTTCAACCAACTGCTCAGCAACGTCACGATTGACAGTCATTGACACAATCTGGTCGTGCTGATCACCGCCCAACCCACCTTTGCCGCGTGCACTAATTTCTCCTGATTTTCTAATACCTGACAAATTGGTTGTCATATGATAAACTTCATCCGGCACAACAGGATCGTCAGGTGTTATAACACGATTTCC